TTTTCTTGCTCATTTTTTGAATCACTCGTTTGCCGCCGTCCACGCCTCAACCAGTTCAGCCTCTACCTGGTCCATCTGTGACGCCGTCAAGTTAGACGCAATATTCAACCGGCTTGGCTTGCTGTCTTCGTCTAATTCGTAAACACCTTCTACGTCTACGATGATGCCCTCGCCAGGCTCTAGCATTGTCGCCCTTGCTCCTGCCGTCACGTAGCCGCTCACGACCACGCGTGTGACAATCTCAGCCGTTGCTTGTAAATACATGCGCACCATCCTGATTTACTTTTATGCTAGGATTTATTACAAGGCAAGCTTAATCAGGCCGCCGCCTTCTTTTTTCGCCGCTTGCGCTTGGGCGGTAGCTTGTGGACCAGTTCTCTAAAGCACCGGTGGAAGAACACGGTTGGCGAGTGCATGGCTGTGTTTTTCACCCCGGTCGGTCGCTGGCCTTGCTCATCTAGCGGGCGCTGGCATGCCACAGAGCCGGCAATGGCCTGCACGACAGCGTACAGCGTCGGAAATTGCTGGCCCTCGTATTCGTAGCACCGCCAGCCCACGCGCACCTCGTGCAGCACGCCATGGTAGACCTTCCTAAGCACCATGCCTGTCCGCAAAGATGCGTAGAGCCGATTGCGGTTGCGTTCTCTACTGTAGCGGTCATGCCATGCCTTAGATTTGACGGGTGGCTTGAAGTAGGCCGCTTTGCTGAAGGCCAAAAGCCTAGGGACCGCCGCCGCCTGGGTCTGCCGCACGTCACGGTCCCACACCTTGAGCTTAGCGCGGCTGCCTACGACGCAGGCGTACGCCGCCAGGGCAAAGGGCCTCGGGATATCGCTGAGCGCTATGACCTTGGGCTTGGGCGGAGGTTTGAGCAGCGTGTAGCCCTCGAACAGGCCGGTGTCGCGCCCTGCAGCTTGGGCGGCGAAGGTCTGCGCCAGTACGATCGCCTTGGGGTCTAGCTCCATGGCTGAGGCCACATTTGGCGGGTCATCGGTGCTGATTTCAGCCACGACGGCGGGCATTTTGACCCAAGCCAGCCGAGCCATGCAGGCGGTCTGCACCTGGCAGCTGTCGCAATCGGGGTCGTAGGGTCCGGCAAACATCTGGCCAAAGCACCCTGGCATCTGCTCTGGCCCGCGCTCTCGGATGTCTTGATGCTCTGCGTCAGACACCATCTCGAGCAGCGCCTGAGGGGCCGTGGCTGGCGTGTACGGGATGCGCAGGGCGGCGGCCCGACGTTCTAAAAAGCGGACCAGCGTGACGTCCACAGCAAGCCTCCGGGCAAATAGCAGGACCGCACTCTCTCGCTGCGCTCAAAAAGCACTGCTGCGATCCTGCTAGCCCAAGGACGGGTATGCAGGCAATATCAGCCTATTTGGCGGCAATCAACTTTTTGCGTAGGGAGATTATTTTTGACACGAAATCAGAAATAGTTTGATCTTCGATGCAGGAAGGGTCTAGGACTGAATCCGCCCCCGGCCCATAACTGGACCGGAGGCATTGGCGGAATAGTTCCGTCAGACGCACACAGTGTTGATCGCACTGTAGGCGTTCCTGGATTGCACAACCGAAGCTGACAAGAACGCTTTGTGTGGCCGACGGACTACAGGCCCTAATTGTAGCGTACATCAGCTGAGGTCAAGCCCAAAAAGGTGCTTGCTCCGTGAAAAAATTATCTTTCATCCCCGCATCTGCAAACGCTCCTGGAATCAGCCGTTTGGAACCTGCGTCAATGCGCACCAGTCGCATTGACACGCACCGCCGAGCAGTCAATCCTGGGCGCAAACAGCAAATTTACTGCTTCGCTATACCGCTGGCGTCGATTGACAAGCTAGAAAACGCCGACATCAATGCGGCTACCCGCAGCGCGCTATACCGAACGCTGCATTTGTGCGGCACGTTTTTGTTCACGCAAAAAACTGGCAGCGTCTGCTCTCGCAAGGCCATCATGCAGCACCTGAAGCTGTCCATGTCAGCCTACACCGCCCGCAAACATCTACGGTTGATGGAAGAGCTGGATTTGGTGGCGCTAAGCAAAGCCTGCTTCAACAATGCCAGCACCTTTTCTTTTGAGCATTACATCGAAGCCAACCCAACAACAGCTGAAGCGGCGGCACGCCACCAGGCACGCCTATCACAGCTTAGGTCGGCGCAGCGCCGGCATCGCGCTAAAAAACGTGGCCACCGAGCAACACGTCGCCGAGAAATTACGCCGCAATTACACGCACTTAAGAAAAGCGTAATCACCCAGTCTTCTAGCAGGCGAAGCCTAGGAGAATGGGCCCGCCTGACAGGCCCTAGGCCTGGAAGTACCCACTGGCGGCTGGGCAGACGCATACAAAAAGTGCCGTCCGGGTTTTTTTACAATCGCCAAGGCCATTTGAAGCCTTTATTAAGCGACGCTGAGGTGGCGCAGGCCTTGATAGAGCCTGAAAACGACCTCTGCATGTTTGCAGACGCTGAGACTCTCGGAAAGTAGGGAATCGCCATGGGCTACACAGGGCCTAAAGTGTTTAGGATTCGCAAGACAGCTGAGGAAATTGCGGATGACGCAGTAGAGCTTGAGCCTTTATCTCCTCTGCCTTCTGAGCCAGATAAGTACCCTATCAGGGCGTTCATTGATGACACGCCAAAACCCAAGGAAGGTGATTTCGGACGGCTACAAGGTCGATGTAAAACGTGCCTATTCTGCAAAACCGCGCGACACACAGACATGTTTTTGCTCACGCTACAGGTGCGAACAGCGAATGGCGGTCGAGTGCTGCGCGCATGTATGGGATTTGGTGCAGTTGCGGATCATGTCAGACAGAAAGGACGACAGATGAGCGAGTGCACAATCGAGGGGGTATGGCGCATCTCAGATTTCAACTCGCCGCATCGGCGTTGGGTATTGTTTGTCAAAAATATCACTTTTGCTGGCAAGCAAAATCCAGATGTGAAATCGTGCCCGATGCTATTTCAGCCAGTGCTGCAGAGGGCCATGCATCCAACAGCGCAGATGCTAGACAGACATTCTGAATACGGTAAATCTAAGACTGGTCCAAGCAAACCCCGCCGCATAAGCAAGAGAGACCTTGACAAATTATGCAAGATTTTCGAGTCGTGACCTGAGCGCGCGATGACCATGATAGAATTGGACACCAGAAAGTGGCTAGCCCTTTTGCGATGTGTGATGCGGAAAGTTGAGCCTACGCCCGCTTACAGCACATGCCCTTGAACGCCGGCTCACCTCGCCATATGCAGAGGCATGGATGAGACCGATGCCTCTGAGCCGTTGCGCGTGGATTTGCACCTGGGAGATTGCTTGGAAGTGATGCCTAGCTTGGCAAGCCAGGGCATGAAGGCAGACTTTGTGTTCGCAGATTTGCCGTATGGGATAACGAAGAATGAGTGGGACACCCAGGTTTCATTGGGCCCTTTTTGGCGGAACGCAGATGCTCTCACTAGGTCAAACGCTGCTACCTTATGCATGGCCAGGCAACCGTTTTCATCAGTTCTAGTTACGTCTTCATTGGCAACATTTCGCTATGAATTAGTGTGGGTAAAGCATTGCCCATCGAATGGAAATGCAGCCAAACGCAGACCTCTTGAATTGCCTACCTGCTTTTCTCGGGTGTTCTGCTTTGCACGGTTTGTTCTTTCGCGACGCTGTAAAAGATGTACGCGAGCGCAATCGTTGGGGTTATTGACTATTTTGTCCCGCCCGCAGTTGAGCCTGGGCCCGCATGCCATCAACCCGCGGCAGCGCCCCACCCATCGCTATGCAAATAATGCCCAAGCACTGCGCAATCTCGCGCGCCCACAGCGGCGCTGGCGGGTCAGGCGTCGATATCTGCGCCCAGGTCATCAGAAACATGCCCCCAAGCGCAAAGAAGAGGTCTCGCAACAAGACACGATTCTTCAGCGGAATATCCCCATGCACCATCTCTGACGCGCTAAACGAATTAGGGATGGCGCCGTACACTAGGAAATTGCCGACTGAGCGCAAAGGCAGCGCCTCCCACAAGATAGTGTCGCGTTTGGCTACGATGCCGTAGAGATAATACGACCCGCCCACTGTCACCAGCACCGCCCCGGCTGTACCGGCGGCAAGCACGATTTGGGCCCGGCGGCGTTTAATCTTAGAGGTATCGCTATAAAACCGCGCCAGGCCCGCCACGTGCATGCTTAATCCCACCGCGGCCCCTGCCATGCCTAAGCCAAAGATGACCGGATGAGCTATCTCAACACTTCGTCGGCCAGGCGCGGTAGGCGGTGCACCAGGGACCGGTCGCAGCGGCGCCTGAGCGTTGATGGCCATCAGAGAAAACCCCTCGAGCACGCCACCTAGGCCCAGGGTCAGAAGCGAACGGCCAACGGCTACAAGCCCAAGGTTTTGCATGGCCCGCCAGCTGTGGCGCTCAGCGCTCGTGGCATTGAAGTAGTCGACCGCAGCGGGGTCTACCTGCACGCCGGGAGATGTCGCCGCGCCAATCCAGGGCGTCGGCACGCGGGATGCGTTATCACCTCCGCTGCTGCGCGTCTCGCGGCTCTGGTCTGATTGAAAACGTACGGATTTGGGCCTGATTGGCACAAGGCCGAAGCTGCCACCCTGCGGGCTGGCGCAAGCGGACGGAAGACGCAGGTGGTCAGGTTGTACAAGCGCCGACTGCGGCATGGCAATTAACGTCGGGGCGCTTAGGCGGCGGCCGCAAAAAGGAGACGCTGCGCTGTTGCTGTCGGCCATGCGTCGATAGTGGCAGCAACAGAGCGGCGGGCAAAAGACTTAGCACCTAGAGCATCAACGCCTTTTTTTGGCGCCCTCTGGGTCGAGCCAATCGCTTATCTTATCAAGAAAACCGTGCACCGCGTTGTAGGTTTCTTTGACGTCGGTCGGCGGACTGTGGCTGACAAATTGGTCAAGCCCAGCGTTGTAGCGCACCTCAGGCGCAGGATAGCGCTCGTTGTACGTTTGTTTTGGTTTTGCAATAGGCACGTCGCGTGATGCAGATGTGTTCGATGTACGATCCATTTTTAACCTCAGTTTTTTTCCAGTCGCATCAATCGCGATTGGACCCCAAAAAAGGTAGATAGCCAACTCTGAAGCCAAACCCGAAGGAAATGCGATTCAGGACGAAAATGATAGCGCTTCCCAAAAGCGCAAGAGCAGGAACGACGCGATGTCGCCAAAAATGCTGAACTTTACCTGAAAAGCTTGCGGGCACAGGAGACAGCGATGCGATGCGCCCGCGCGATGCACCATAGCGATGGCGAGCGCGGCCACGTTCAGGTGAAGCGCTGTCGTCCATATGAAATATGGCTGCCTTGTGGTGCACATGCCGAACGCGAGTGACGTGGCTATGAAAATGCGTGTGCTGGTGGATAATGCGCGGCTGACAAGCAACAGAACTGGCGGGAAGCATGAGATGCGCCTTTGCAGTTAGAGCTGAGTGTCGACTACAGGGCCAAACGCCCAGCGTCAACGTTAAACACTAGGCCAAACTTAAATCGGCACGCGAGCTTTGGGATGCGGACGAAACACGCTTCCGACAAGTTCAGCCGCCCGGCGCCGATTCTCTGCCATCTGCACAGGTGTTAACCTGGGCTCGCTTAAGATGCTAGCCGGCTGTAAACGCCTGGCCTCAAGTTGCGCCATACGCTGCGTCTGCACATCACGCCGCAACACACTGCGCGCCAAATCACGCAGCTGGGCGTACTCTGTGCGCTTGCCTTCCTCTGTAGCGCCGGCACACATCTGCGCCCAGCCGCCAGACTCATGCACGACCTGCCAGGCCTGCACGCCCATGTGCGCTTTGGCTGCATCCGCGTTATTGTAGCCAAAATGCTTGTAGCAATATTGAATCTTGGCGGCGATGCTGTTTGCCACATCATCATCGCTAAGCTGCGGACGCAAAAATTGTATTACCTCCGCCGGCAACGCGATGCCGCGCATCTTTCGGTTGGGTTGTTTTCTGATTTGCTGCAACGCGTACACGACATCTGCGGTGGCAATGTTTTCCTCTAGCATCTCCCTTGTGTACTCTCTGAGCTGCACATCTTCGATACGGCAACCAAGGTAGATGGCAAATTCCAAGAAAGCTTCTTGGATAACCTGTGAGCGTTCTGACGCCATGACACACACTCGTAACAAAATGTTTGATGGTTTTTCATCTCGCATCACTTAACGCTCCCTAGTATGTCAGATTCGACCTGCTCTAATGTTTTCCAATTGCTTTTTGTAACCGTACTCTTTTTCTGCGCTCCTTACATCCTGTGATGTGATGGGCCTGTGCATAGCACATTGCGTGGCCAGCGATTCACAATCTTTAAGCGCAAGCCCTACCGGATGGTGCTTGAGCACGTAATAGCTGTCGTTGTGCGCCACGTAAAAGGGCATGACCTCAATGGCGCGCTCACCTATGCGTTTGACGATAGCCGCCATCTGGCCACGCACCGTGGCGTTAGAGATGGGCATAGCGCCCCAACGGTAGTGGTAGGCTTCAGCGTAGACCTGCCAAGCACGCACGTTCAATGGCGCAATAGGCGCGGCGGGCGCGGCGGGCGCGGCCGGTGCGGCATGCACCGCCATGTCTTGCTGCGGCTGCGGTGCTTCGGCGACGACCCGCTTCTTGCGGCTTTTTTTGGCCCGCTTTGCCGCCGACGCAAGCCCTGCTTTTCTTGCAATCGCCTGCCTTGCCTCGCGGTTGGACAAAGCCTTCGCGTTGTCTACGATTTGATAGCGCTCACCGCCGTCCTCAGGCATCAGGTAGCCTGCCTGCAACATGTAGACGCCCATGGCCTCCGCCTCAATGGGCGCGAGCGGCAGGTAGGCCTTGATGGACGTGGGAATAATAAACCGCACGTTGTCCTCCCGCGTGGCTAGCCAAAAGAGCGCAAGGATGCCTATTAGCTCTGCCCTGCCTCGGCTACTAGCCTCCATGAGCATGAGGAGTCGTTCATCGCGCAGCAGCTTTTTATTGATAAGTACCGAAGCCATGCCAACGGCCATGCTGGCGCTGCGCCAAAAAAGCAACACGAAAACGACATGGGTGTTGCGGTTGAGTTGGCTTGGGCCTGCTCCTCTTGATGCCTCCCGGTCCCAAAGCGGCAGACTCCACGGGCTTTTTGGTGAGCAGGCTCTAGCGCGCAAGCGGCGAATTGGCTAGAGGCAGGCAGACCGGGCGCCTTGCTTGCAACAACGGACCATTCCGTCGCATGTAAGGAAAACTTCACATAAGTCCTGTGCAAACCTTATAATGCATATATCTCGCCAGCAGCATTCTTTTAAGCAAGAATCGCCAGATAAAAATAATTGCCAGAGAAAATTTCCTAGGGCATAGTTAATTCATCGAGGGCTGGCGGGGACACGGCAGTACATAAGCAGCACAATAGAAGAATCGCCCCACAGTTCGCGACCAATAGAATACAAAAAATATGCAGCACAATTAGGCAGCATGATAAAGCAGGACACTAAAGCAGCACGATACGCAGCACCCGATAGCAGCACCCTAAGCAGTCCCACTGAGCAGCACACTGAAAATTGGATTACACTGATGAAGACCGCTATCCGTTTTGCTTTGGTTTCTTTGTTTCTTTCCTGCACCGCCTGCCCGTCCATGAGCACCATGGTCCGCATGTATGGCTTTGCCGCAGTCGCTGCGCCCAACACGTTTTTGATGCCCGGCACTGTTGTCATGGTGCAAGATGTTGCGCCCTACACAGCTCAGGTCATCTGCACCGCAGAGCAAAGCCTCGGACCATTCTATAAAGCGTCTGAGTCCAAGACCACCAGCACGGAAGTGCAAAAAGCCAACGGTCAGGAATTTGACGTCGGCACAGACTTTCTGCACATGGCGCACCTCAAGGGCAAATTCTGCAACATCCGCTCGATTTCAGCCAAACTGTCCAATGCCCGTCTGCTTGAACTCAATGATGTCGATATGTACGACAACGTCCGCTACCGCTCGCCTTCTTGCCGCCGAGCCATCGAGGGCCGTGCAAACACCAAAGCCAAGTTGACCATGATTCAGTCAGCCCTGATGGCAGATGCGCAATATTCCGTCGTCTACAACCATGAAAACAGCTTGTCAGCTTCGGCTAACCTCGAGGAGCTTGAGGGCTTGGCGGCTGAGCTGGGCGGCGCGGTCAGCTCCAAGGGCAGCACACACATCGAAGGCGAGAATCTAATCTTCGGCGTGCGCGATGACCAGTTTTTGCTTCAATCGTCTACACCTTCAGTTGATTTTCACGCCAAACCAGGCCAGCGCGTCCTGCAGGCAGAGTCTGAGTCCTACACCGTCGCCAACTAAGCCGCCGCAAACAGGCCCTTCCTTTTTCCTGCCTGTTTGCGGGGTTTTGTGCGCAATTTCCGCTAACCTTGAAAGTATTCCGTCGCAGAGATGGAGTTTTTCATGCGCGCAAAAAGCACAAACACAGACCCTCTGAGCAAACCTTGCGATATATGGCCTCACGCTTCCCGCTCGTCCACAGGGCAGGCATTGCATGTGTGGCGTGCGTCTAACGCGCGCAAAACCATGCTTATGTCTCGCATCGTGTGGGAGATATGCACAGGTGAGACGCTCAGCAGCAAAGACGTCATCGTCATGAAATGCGGCAATGCGATGTGCGTCTTTTTTGGGCATATGCAAATGGTAACCCGCAAAGAAATCGCCAAAAAACGCCGTCAGCGCATGACGCTACCTGACTGCCCTGCGTCTGTTGCTAAGCTTCCCGCAGAGACGCGGGTCATGCTGACGATATGCGTCGCCAATGACATCGGCACCAATACGAAGCTAGCCCGCAGGTTTGGGGTCACGGCCTATCAGGTCAGGACCATTCGCGATTACGTTGCTAAAGAACGCGCGGCTAATGCCGTAGCGCAAACCAAAGCCAACGAGGAGGCAGCATGCAAGAAGGGGTAGACACGACGCTTTGGGGAAAGTTAGCGCGCGATTGTTGGCTACAGATGACGCTGCACCCGCGCGGCACGCCCAACTGGGACATCGCCAACGCTGTTTTGCACTGTCTTGCGGGGATGCAGTTTCCGGTCTACGACTACAAGCCCGAAGACCAGTAGCGCTGCCTGCAGAGTAGATACGCAGGCAGCGCAATTGCTCGCGCTATGCGGCAGTCTTTGCTGCACCGTCTGCGCCTTCTGCGACTTTAGGAGGACTCGTCGCCTCATCCCAGAGGTGGCGCAAATCCTGCGCTAGGTTTTCGATAAAGCCTGTGGTCTTTGCTAGCTCAATTTTGCCCTGGGCCATCTTTTGCTCAAGTTCGCTTAGGCCCTTGCTTAGCTCGTCATGTTTGAGCTGAGCGTCCTTAAATCGCGTGGCAAAATGCTTGATGGTGCCATTGGGTGCATCTTTTTCGCCGGCGATGATAGCCTGCATGTCTTGTTGAAACTGCTTTGTTTTGGCTTCGTCCATGGTGGCCTCCTGTTTCGTTGAATGTGCCGCATCAGGGCTAGCGGTTGCCGCCCATGATATCGGGCCTTGTGTAAGTAATATTAATCCGAAAAATAGTCGATAAGACGGCTGCGTCTGTGTCTGTAAACAGGAGCACGAAGTTGTACAAGCTGGTCGATGCGGTAGCGCTAAAGCCGCTTAGGCCAACGTTGTACTGCCCAAGTGATGCGGTTGGCGTTGTGTTTGGCTGCCATCCTGGCGCGTAGGTGTTGGTAGCGATTGTGCTTGGGCCGGTGGTGACGTTGCTTAGGCCTGAGCCAGCATTGGCAACCAGTGATATGGTGACGTTGTTGCTGGCTGTAGATGAGCCGCTGTGCTGGCGCATCATGTTGAGCGTGATGCTAATGAGCGTCGCGTTATCCGGCAGGATAATGGGCCAGGCGATGGTGCCATTGGCTGGGTTATAGACGACGCCGCCACCGCCAATCAGCGCGCCCCCTGCGCCGTAGAACTGATAGATGGACGGCGTTGCGACGTAGGTTTTGACCGGCGTCGTGTACGTGTTTGCGTAAGGGGTAGACCCCGTCATATTTAATGTGCCGACGGTTGTGTCGTAAGAGAACACGCTGGTGCCGGCGAAGGTGGTCAACGAAAACACAGTGCCAGAAGAGCCTAGGCTGTACAGATACGTCGCCGCAGTAGACGTTGCGTTGGCGGTAAAACGTATTAACGCAGGCGCTGTATTGGCTCGTAAAGACAAGATGGCCGCTACGCCTGTCGCCGCAGATGAGTCCAGGCGCAGCAGCGGGTTGCCTGTGGTATCTGCCACGGTCAGCGCCGCAAAGCTCGTAGCCGTGCCAGATAGCGGGTAGGCGTAGCCTGTAGAGCCAGAGCCTAGTAGCCAGTTGCGATTGGCGTCGACGCTACCGGCAAGCGTGCCGCCGGCGTAGGTGCCCAAAGTTGATAGGGCGGCGTTTGTAGCCCGCTGCTCAAATAACGGTGATGTGCTCGCCGGTGCCCACAGGGCAGATGCTGTCGTCTGTGTCGCCTGAAACGTCAATTGGTTGGCGCTACCGACTACTAGATTGAGCGGCGCTGTGGCGGCGGTAGGCGAGACGAGCAGCGATGTCGTGGCGTTAGGCGTAAACGCGAAGGTGTGCGTGGCGCGGGTGTAGAGCAGCGAGGAGTTGGTATCAAACGTCAGCGCAGGTGCTGTGGCGCTGCCTTGAGCGAAGAAATTGGCGTCTGCCCAGGCGGTGCGGCCCAAAGTCGGGGTGCCGGCAAAGCCGATGTTCTGCCCGCCAATTTTGTTTTCCCACCAGCGGGTCAGCCCAGGGCCTTTGACGTCCTCAATGGCCGTGCGCATGGCGGCTGTAAACGTCTGCAAATCGCCGACCCCGTAGGTAGCGCGGTCTGTGCTTCTGTCGTTGACGCCGCTGCCCCAGGAGCTTGCGAACGCTTGGTCTGGGCGACCCTCAAAATACAGCGGCCGTGTGTCAGTGAGCGCATTGCCGGGAAGGACAAGGCTTGCCACCTGCAGCCACTCAGGCCCCGGCGTCATCGCTACAATGGTCATCTGCCAGGTAGACAGCATCTTCGTGGCAACGTTCTGCGCGTATTCGCCAGGCGTATCACCAGCCTGCCAGAACGTTCGGTTTTCGTATTCTCCCGGCACCTGGTCAAACTTGACGTAGACGCCGTAGGTGCCGGACTGATAATTTGAGACATCGATGGCCTGGGTGGCGTCACCTGTCGCGGTCAAAAAGCCATAGAACACACTGAGGCCGACGCGGCGGCCTAAAAATGCGCTACCGAGCGCCACCTGTATCTGGTTGCCTGTCGGATTGGTCGCGGCAAAGCCGTTGATGACATAGGCAAGCTGGGTTGCCTTGGGGTTGAGCGCAAAGTTTGCAGCCATCTCGCGCACGAGGCCTAAAGGCGTGTCCTGAGCCACGTAGTTGAGGTCAGCGAGGTCAACACGCTCGGCGGCTGAGAAGTTTAAAAAGTCCAAGGCGGCCTCGTTTAGCTGAAATAGAAGTTGAGGCGCACGCCGGCTGCGACGACACCCAAAAGATATTGCTCAATGTAGTTAAATGCATCGCTGACGTAGAACGGAAACGCGCTGGCGGTGCCGTTGGCGTTGATGGTGACAAAGGGCACATGCGTGTCAAAGACTTGCGCTGTGCGCACGGTGTCGCCGCGCAATGCGTAGGTTGCCGTTGGCAAAGGCAGCGGCGCACGTGGCGACAAAGATAATGTGCCGTCCGCATTGGCTGTATGAGCAGCAGCGTCCACAAGCGTATACTTGACGTTAGACTCCGCCGTCAGCTGCGGCTGTAATTGATAGGCCACGCTGCCCTCCGTCACAAACGATGCGCCTTGCACCTCGCACACGTTGGTTGGCTGTGATTTAGCCATGGGCACAAGGCTAAGGTCCGTCAGCATCTGCGGATGCAATAGCTTGGTGATGGTGTACGTGCCAGCGTTGCCCTGCGTGCTTGGGCCTAGGGTGATTTTGGTGCCGAGGCTATCGGGGTAACGCAACAGGTCTGGTGGCCCCGTTAAAGCGAGGCGCTGCGGCGTCGCACTAGACAGCTGCACCTGGCCGCTAGGTAGCGCCAGATTGAGATGCCGACCGTCCACAAAGGATGCAGAGTAGGTCTGGTTATTGTTGCCGCCCAAACTGTTTTTGACGGTGCTGCCCGTGATGCGCAGGGTTTTGCCTGTGTCCGCCGCTGCGAAGGCTGCCTGCGCCTCAGATGACAGCACCAGCTGATTGCTTGCCGCCCCAGGCAGGCTGGCTGTGTTTGTGCCGCCGGGCTGCAGGTTGACGTACTCAGTTGTATTCTTGCTGCTGATGCCAAGGCCTACGAGCTGGGCATGACAGGTCTAAGTGATGCCCAAAAGCGCACCCAAATCTACGCCAAACGCCGTCGTCACAGCCGCCTCCGTATAGCTTGCTGTCTGCACCGTGACGCCGTCGATGAGCAGAGACATAGTGGTGCCAGCATTTTTACGCAGTTCAATGTCATAGAACTGATAGGCGCTAATGCTCTCGTATAGTCCATCAACAAAGCGGCCCGTGCTGGCGTCGATAAGACCGATGGAGAAGATAGGCTGCTCTGACTGCTGCATTACGCCCCAGGCTATGGCGCGTTCCCCGTCTGCAATCAGCACACCAAATTGCCTGCCGTCTGTGCTGGACGGGCTGCCCTCGATGCCAAAGGCAAAACGGCCTGCTACGCGCACGACGGAGGATGGGGCGATGCCGCCGCTGTAGTGAAACAGCCCCGGCGCCTCAAGAAAATCAGTTGCGGTGCTCAGGGCGCCGCCGATATCAGCCAGGATGCTGACGCCCTGGTCTTCGCTAGCGCCGCTCTGAGCAACCCAGGCGAACTGCGCGGCAGGCGCTGCGTTGGGCCGAGGCGAGACTGTGGCCGCATCAGGTAGCGTTACGTGCAGGTCCAGATAGAAATTGTCTTGGGGCAATTGCGCAGAACTAATAAAATATTCTGCAACTGATGTCGCAAGCGCGCCTGCTTTGGCCGCATCATAATCGACGTCTTGCAGGTAGGATTTGCCCTGTGAGACGTTATTCAAAAACAGCGCACCAGAGACAGTGATGCTGACCTGGCAGGGTGCCGATTCCAAATCCTCAGTGATGGCGTAGTTGCCTGCTCCGACCAGAGTGTCTAGCACCAGCCGCAGGCCAAGCATGGTGCCGCGGGGATTGTAGGCAAGCACGGCTATTAGTGCGCGGTACTGCTCGTCATCAGCCAAGCTAGGCGCACGCAACACGCCCAGGTTTCGACCGATAACGGAAAGGTCTGAGTCTGTCGCGGTGTCGACGAAAAGCGCGCGCGTGACCTGGTCTATAGCGGAGTAGGTGACCGATAGGTCTGTCACCTGGGCGCCAATATCATGCGCCACAGCTGCACCTGAGACGAAAACACCGCCATGGGTAAAGCCTATGCCAGCAAGCGAGCCGTCTAGGTTCGTCGAATAGGTGTAGGGAACGCCATCTATGGCCACGGCTCCTGCGTCAGGGAGGCCGAAAGAGCGTTCTACATAGATTGTCGTATCGCCTGTGGCCACAGCCCTCGTCAGGCGCGTTAGCCTAAGACCGGCTAGAGCATTGAGCGCTTCGCCAGCCGCCAGCGTAATAGCCTGCAAAAGGCCTAAAGGCGGGCTTGCCTGCGCCGTTCCTACAGCAGGCAGTTCGCTAAAGTTGCGCGGGCCGACGTTGTACGCTGGCGGCAAGATGCTGCGTAAGCTGAAGACCTCGGTGCCGTAAAAATATGGCCTTGCGCTAAGCTTTGCGGTCTTGGCCATCTAGTTGACCGTCACGTTGCTAGCGAGGATGCGTGCGATTGCGCCATCGCCCACGGGTACATCTGCGGCGGGTGTCGTGATGGTCGCGTTACTAATGCCCTGTTGAGCCATTATGGCCTGAAACAGTCCGGCGAGCAGGATATCGCCTGATATCGGCAGGGCGTTTACATAGGACAAAATAGCGCTTTGCACCGCCGTGCGTGTCGACGCCGCATCATACCCGTCCTCCACGGTGCACGTGACGCTGATAGGCACCGCTATCACCAATGGCGCAAGGCACGTAACTGAGATGCCTGCAGCGCGGATACCGGGGTAATTGGTCGGGTCTGCCTGGGACCCATCAACTATCTTCTGAGCCAAGGCGATGATGCCGGTGAAATAGGTGTAGCTCGCTGTGATGACCTCGCCCTTGATGAGCGCTGGCGTAAATACCAGCAGGCCTGACGGGGCGTGCAGCGTGTAATCTGTGCCTTGCGCCAGCGCACCCCGTGCGTTGCTTGTAAGCGTCACAACATCGGCGGCTTTGACAGGATACTGGTCTAGGCTGAGCCGCAATTCACCACCAACAGCGCTGCCTACCGGTGGACCGGACAAGGCGCTTGTGACGATTTCACCGGTGACTGTAGCCACGCTCTCCGAGGTGCCTGTGCCATCGTCAATATATAGCTGCACGTAGCCAGGAGTGGTCGCATCCTCAGATACCTGGGCAAACAGAATCTGGTCACCGCTGACAGGGTCTGTCTGCCCAAGCACCGCCGTCTGCAGGGCCAAGGGCGTGCTGCGGGGCAAAGACGCGACGTAGGCTTTGATGCGGGCGCGAAAGCTTGTGTCGCTTTCCTCGTCGGTGCCCTGAGACGTAGCGCCCACATTGATGACGCTGTCTATGCCGGTCGGGCGCTGCACAAACGTCGTGATGGTGCCGTCTGCGACATTGCCTGCGCTGCCTGCAAGAACTGCCTTGATAGGCACCAAAGAGCAGTCTTGGCCCACCAGGTGCCCCGATATTTGGGCTGAGCTGACCGGTGTGATGAGCCCATTGGCCTGCGTGGCAAAAACATTGCCTAGGCTGTCAGACACCTGCGTGCCGGCGGGGATGCCAACAGTGCCGCTTTGAGCAGCGCGCGTAAAGATAACGTTGCCGGCGGCAGATGTGGCCAAAAAGCGGTTAATGGTGCCGGGCTGTATCTCGGCGGCACGCGCGTCTAGGTCAGCGCCCTGAGCCGTATCTATGGAGAAGCGGTCTAATAGCGCCAGCGTCTGATAGTTGGCCTGGTCGACCGCACGCGCAATGGCGGCACCCGTGTGACGCAAGACGGACGTATCGCTGACATCAGACAGGCCGGCTAGAGTAACCAGCCGTGACAGGAACTGTTGGAGGATCTGCTCATACGTGGGCGGCAATAATCGCATGCGGCCATCCTAGCCTAGCCGGGACGCCAGCCCCAACCCTTAGGGTTTCGCTTGGGCCTTAATCGCGTCAGCGATGAGGATGACGACTTGCTCGACAAGCGACAAAGGAATGTTGTCGCTGGCCATCGCTTGCTCAATTAGTCCTAGGGCATCATCAAGGACCGCCTGCGAGCCGCCTGCAGAAGCCAGAAGCTTTTGAGCAGACGCCTGCAAAGACAGCAACGATGGTTTGAGCGATGTGAGCGAGAAGTGCGGGTGTTTGTTTTCCATGGATGAAACGGTAACGCGACGCGGTTTGCGGCTCAAGCCGTCGTTACAGTCACGCCCTGCCCAAGCCCGGTTACCTGCGCTGTTGCTGTCAAATAAACCGCGTCAGGCCCTGCGCTGTTGTCTGTAGAAATGTTGGTGACATCTGAAATACGCGGGTCCGCCAGCAGCGCGGCCTTCATGCGATATTGGATTGCCTGCACATCCGCCGCAGCCAAGCCAAGGCCGATGATGGGCTGTAGCCCGAGGTCGGGCATAAGCTGGTCTGTTCCCTGCTCAGTGTTGAGCCTGAGCAAGATGGCTTGTTGCATGTTTTTAGCACCCGTGACCGTCAGGCAATCTGCGCGGGTGACAGGGTCTAAAACGAGGTCAACTAGCGTTTCAGTGTCTGACGATTCGACGCTGCCTCCCTGGCTAAAGTTGAGGGCGTAATCTGTGCCAATGACCTGAGTCGCTGCGGGCGCGTCAGTGGCAACCCCAAGCACGGGCACGGCAGGCAAGGCGCTGACGGGCTGGCTGTAGTTGGGGATGTAGATGGTCTGCCCAAGGCTAAGCATACCTGATGTCAGCTGCGTATCAGCGGCGCTTTGCAGCACCTTAGTCGCTACGTTTTCGCCTAGAGGAAGCTTGAGGCCATTGGCAATGGCTAAGTAGACCCACAGGCGGGCGTCTCCCATGAGCTTGGCGGCAATCGACACAAGGGTGTCTCCCTGCTGTACGACATAGGTGCTTGTGGATGTGAAAGCGGCCTGCGCGGTTTGAGTGCCAGATGTCACTTGCGCCTGCGCTGCGTCGCTGGGCAGCAATGTTGACCCGGATGCCGTGGCTGCTGCGAAAGATTTAGGATTGGCGGTTGTCGCGGCGGTTGCCAGCGCGGAGGAGGATACCTGTTGCGATAGTGATTGATTTGCACGAAGAAGGGCCAGCTTGGACGCGGTGTCTGTGACAAAGCTTTCCGGGTGCGTGCCAAGCAGCAGCAAAGAGTCCACGACCCGTCGCCAGGTGGCCACGTAAATTGCGGGAATGCCTGAGTAGAGCGCTCCTGTATTTGCGACCGCGCCAGCCGCAGCCTCAGCCTGTGCAAGCGATGCCTCAATCAGCACCGCCGTCAGGGCGCATAAGGCATAAGGCGCCTGTATCAGCGTGGCCGCGCCGGACACGAAAGATGATGCGGCGTTGAGAAGGCTGAAGCAGTTGATGAGCACGGCGTCCATGCTTTTGAACACCAGGCGCATCTGTAGTTCGACAGCGGTCAGCTGGTTGACGTCAGCGGTCACGGTCGTAACAAAGTTAGATGCCGTCTGCAGCGCGTTGCGCATACTGTTGAGAACGGTCTGGTCTGGACTGGCTACGGGCGCCGCAGTGTATTTAGCAGGGCCAACAATACTTAGTTCAATGCTGTAAGGGTAGCCTAGCGTATTGGCAGTAGACCGCGACAGGTTGAAGTTGCGCGGGACAACTTGCCAGTCTTCCGACTCGCGCGGGTTGTGAAATAATAAGCTAACGCCAGCGGCGTAGCTTGGGTTGGCTTTTGCGTCTGCATAGGTTCTAAACGCATCTTGCAGCAGCTGGAAGTGCCTCTGTCCGCTTAGAGCCGTAGCTATCACAAACGGCAAAGAGCGGCTGTAGGATTTACCAACGACACCGCCAGCGGTGAGAAATCCTGGTTGCTGGTCAATCGGAAACGCAATGGGCGCCCATCCAGTGTTGCCTGAAATTCGCAAATTTCTCTCAAGAACGCCGTTTTCCTCACAATACAGTCCGCCGCCCAGTGTCTTAGTGATTTCGACGGTAAACGGCTCGTCCATCGTGATGCTTTGGGGGCCCAAAACCAGAGGAATGAGATAATTGGTCGCCAAGTTGCCCGTTACGGACGCTGGCAAGATAAGTTCAAAGTAATAAAGGTAGTCCGCAATGCAGAAGGCTTCGTCATCGGCCTGTTGGGCGCGCGTACGTTCCTTGGCGGCGGCGGGCTGTAGCGATGCCAGCGTTCCTATGAAATTGTCTAGCAAGCTCAAAGCGGCCTCCCTGGCTGCCGCTAGGCTACGTCAGTGACGGCCATCAAACCAGCCTGCGGCATCAGCGGAAATATGGGCTCATCTCCGTAGGCATCGTCGAAGTCGTAATCGTCTAACAGCGAGTTTAGGTTGAGCGCTGACACGGGCACAAACGGGCTACCGTAACAGCTTACAAACAGCTGCCCATCGTCAAACGCGTAGGTATAGTCCGTTTGGCTGCTATCAGGGTAAGACCACGGCCATCCCTGCTCACGCGGCACCCCGTCGGGAATGGACGTGACCAACTCAAGGGCCGCGGCGTAAAACGCGCGCTGGTCGTTGCATCTCTTAAGGGCGTAGCGCAGGTGCACAGGCGCGCCATGCTCGCGTAATGAGCCTAGCCAAAGAGCACGTTTGCCACGACCTAGATAAAAGTCAGCTCGAAAGCACATTGCAATCTCCATTATTCCGGCCTGAGGCTGCTGCAATTGGTGGCCTAAGAAGAGTGAAACGCTAATCGGCGTTGCGGACCAATAAAATGCTATCAGCCATCGGGAAGGCTCAGCCTTTTTGACGACACTGATGCATCCCACATGGGTGGCGCTGCGCCCGTGGGGGGTGTCGTTGGACCCGTTGCGCTGCTATGCACGTGTGTCGTGAGCCACGTGTATAGCGTGTCGTAAAGCACCTCCAAGTGTTCGGCAATCGCGACGTGCACCGCACCGCTACCCAGCTGGGCGCTAGCGTTCACGCCGCTGCTGCTGACTTCAAAAGCGTTTCCTGATGCGTCCGACACCTGAAAATTGGCGGGATTTTCGGCAAAGTGCAGCAACTTTTGCGTCGTGGACAGCAATTCTTGAAGCGCAAGCACGGGCTCTGTGGGCGTCGACATATCAAAGAACTGCGTCAGCCGTTGCGCGTTCGCATGCAGGCGCTGCGTTTGGTTGCCGAGCGTGCCGTCTGTCGGCGGTCCAGGCTCTGCGCCAGAAGAAGTAAGGCTGCCGTCATTGGCGTAGCGCGTGTCTGCGACAAAGCTGCCCGTGTCGTCTATGCCAAAGTAGCTGCCGTGGTTTTTGACAATGTAGGGTGAGCCGTCAACGAGCCTGAGCTTGAGGTGCGCGCCGTTGTCACCCTGATTGGCCTCTTGCCCGATGTCTGCGGATGGGTGAGGCAAACCCTTAATAACCAGTGGTTGGCTTAGATTTCCATCAAGGAACGTGCACAGGACGTGGTCGCCGTCGAGCTGCCCTATAGCGCAGCTACCTAAATCCAATGGCTGGCCTGACACATCTAGGGTCGCGGCCCGCGGTTTGTAGAGCACGCCGTGCTGCATACCGCCGAAATCTTGGCACACAAGACACTTAGGCAGCAGTATGCGCTGCGGCCCTTGGCTGCCACTGTAGGTCAGCACATCGCAATACACAGCGGTGGCGGCCTGCCCGCTGCTACTTGTGAGCTGCGGGTCATCCGTGACATACGTCGCGACCACAACGCCGCGTACGAACAGCGCTGGTAACTGCCTGGGCGTCGCGCCCCTGGCGTTAAGGCCGGACTGGCGGACAGCGCCGCTGGGCATATTAGCTCCGCGTAAGTCCAAACTGCGCCTCCTTGTAATTGCCTGAGCTGGCCGCGATTTGCAGCTGGGCTAGGTGATTTTCGTCCGTGCCCTCGTAGCCGCGCGTGACCGTGATGGATGTTTTGGTGCCAGGCCCAAGCTGCCAGCTGTGGCTTACGCCCTGGACGTAGAAGTTAAGGTCTTCATTGGGCACGCGGCCCTGCACGTACAAGCGTGTGCCGACATGTATGTGCGGCGCGCCTGTGCCCAGCTGCAGGGTGCCGTTGAGGTATTGCGGGTTGAAACAGTACCAGTCTTTAAGCAACAGCTTGCGGCGCAGATTGAACTCTTGCTCGCTGACCCCTGATGATGTGTCGCAAAAATACGTGCTGGTCGCATCAAGCCTACGCAGGCCATGGCTAGACATGTCCGCCGTGTCCCATAGGGGCGGAAAACTGAGCGCTGACGGTGTGCCAAACGTTGCTTGCTCAAAGCTCGTGGTCGCGTTGTAAGAGTTGAGGCGCTCTTCACCAGAGCGGCCCAGGTCTTCGCTAACAATCATGTGGCGGTCGATGGTCATCTTCGGTAACGCGAACCACGGGCTGTCTTTGCCAATGGCGGCGCCCAGCCGAGGGTCGACCACAATAAAGGGCCGGTCGCGGACAATGACGCTCATGGCTGTGTCTTCAACGCCCAGGCCTGCATTGCCATTAAGGTCGTAACGCTGTGCCACGGGTCGGTCAAAGTCGACCTGGTCGCAGTAAATCTCCGTGAACATGGGGTCTGAGTATTGCTGCGCCAGAGACCATACGGTGCCGTTGTCGATGGTAAAGGGCGTAATTCCCATCTCTCGCGGCAGCAAAGGGCCTACGCCGGTCGTATCCACACGCAGCGTGCTGTAGAATTGCTGGTTTTGGTTGGGCATGCCCACGGGCAAAATCCAGCTGCCTCGTTTGTTTGCTGCCAAGTATTGCAGCACACGCAGCAGGATGCGCGGCTGGATATCTTCGAGGCGACCGTAAAGCCTGTCTGTTACGGTGTTGGCGAGGTCACCGAAAGTGTTGTCTGGCTGCCCAATGTTTAGGTAAACGCTCGTGTCAGTCAAAATGCGCTGAAAGCTGCGTCCAGATAAACTATAGGTCACGGTTGTCGCACCAGACCCTGTGGCCTGACGCGTGCGCCGAATGCCGCTAATCAGCCCGCGCAACACATGCCAGCGCTTGCCGTTTTTGGTAAAAACGATATCGACCCAGTCGTCATCAATGAGGGAGGCGAAAAACGTGTCTCCCGCCTCCGGCTTACAGACGATGCCAAAGCTGCTATCTCCGCCTAGCTGGCTTTGTACGTGACAACTGACCAGGGAGGGCAACCTGTCATGCTGCGTTCTGCCGCCCAGCACGGTGATGCCGCCCTGCTGGCGGTAGATGGTGATTTCACAACCGCTGTTGGTGCTTGCCTGCAACGACATCAGTCCGCCGCTGCTTTGACGGCTTTATGGCCCTCTAAAAAGCCCGTCAGAGAGGTTAACGCCGTCGCCACACCCCGCAATACGGGCGCCAAGGCGTCAGCGTACAGGCCGGCCACAGCGGTTGCGGCGGCATTGGCGGCCTGTGAACTGCCTACAGCGGACTCGCCAAGGTCGGTCTGCTTGTCCTGTTGTGACGCTTCTTTGCCCAAAGCGCTGGGCGTCATGGCCCGTGCGGATGCTTTGAGGTCGTCCACGGAAAAAGGCGCACCTTCGCCCGTCGCAAAGTCGCTTCTTCCTGCCTTTAAGTAGGCTTGATACTTGTCGATAGAGGCGTCATCTGTGGGCAATTGCAGCCGCATGGCCATATTCATTAGCTGCTTATGTGCGTATTTGCCTTGCCCCCCATCAACCACTCGTGACGTTAGCCCACCAAGTATTTTATTGATTGTTGAAGCCGTCGGGTTGCGCATTTCGCGCTCAGCATCCAACTGCCCCCCATAACTTTCACTGCCGCCCAGCGCCTGCAGCATGGCAACACCAAAGGCATCTTGAGTCCCCGACATTCCGGCTTGTTGCACAGCGCCCACCACGCCCAACCCGGCCGACGCCGCACGCGGTGCCGCCAGCCCGACGCCGCCCGCGCCAAACGCATTGGCCGCCCCAGCAATAGCCCCAGGTGCCAGCGGTATCCCCGATGCTTCAAAGGCGCTCAGCGTCTGCGCCGTCTGCTCGGCAAACTTGGTCAAATCTGAGCCGGTCAGCCCAAGCTTGACCGCATTGCCAATCATGCGCGCAAAGCCTGCGTCATTACCCTCGCCGCCAAGGATGCCGCCATTGCGCCCGGCACGACCGTACGCGCCCGCAACGTCGGCGCTGATGCCGTACTTGGTGTTGGCCGCAAGCCCTGCCTCTACAAGCCCCTGCCCGCCAAGGTCTGAGCCCTGGCCGCCGGCGCGCATGGCCATCTGGGTGACAAATTGCTGCGTCTCAGACAACGTTCGGCCACCGTACATGCGGCCTAGGTCACGCAGACCATTGGCGCCAGGCCCGGCGTTGCGGTCCATGTCGCGCTGATGCTCAAGCCTACTTTGAGCGGATGCGATGCGCTGTTCTTCGCTGCCTGAGCCGCGCACGTAATTAAGATACGGGTTGATGTCTCCTGCACCTGCCTGGTGGCGTGATAGCAGGCCTGGTCGGCCCGCGTCTACAAGGTGCGGGTTGCCTGCCGCACGCCCCTCACGTGCGGCCTGCGCGCGCAGGTCGGCATCGCTAAGGTTGGCGATACCACCTGTGCCCGCCATCGCCTGTGTGCCGTAGCCGCCAAGGTAGGGCATCATGCCAAGCTGCGCGCGTTGGCGTGACAGCGCGTTGCCGGTGTTGCCAAACATCTGACTGACGGGCGCACCGACAAATGAGCCCAATGCCCCGGCGGCACCTGTCAGCGCGCCAGCGCCCGCGAAAGGAATGCTGGCCAAAGACGAGAGCATGTCACCTGCAACGATGCCAGCGGCCTGCCGCCCTGCCCCAGGCCCTCTATCAATGAAGCGGCTAAGCCCGCCAGGCATGACGCCCTGCAAAAACCCTTGGCCAAAAGCGCCCTGCTTGGCTGAGGTGACGGGTTGGGGCCTGCTAGCCCTTGCGTCCGCAGCGGACTCCTTGTCACGCGCGCGCTCAGCATCTCGCTCCAGAGCTGCGGCGCGCCGTAGCTTCTGCACGTGGTCTTGGTCCTCGAGGCGTTTCACCTTCTTGATGGCTGCTTCTTGGGCGCGGCCTGCGTCTGTCGCGGCGCGCGCCTTTTCCCGGGCGGCCTCTTTGACTTCTTTGATTCTGCGCTTGTGCTCGACTGTCTCTTTGGCGCCGCTTTTGACCACCACCTCTGCTGCGCGCCTAGCCTCTTCCGCTGCCTTGGCCAGCTCATCAGCAAGGGCGCTAGCCTCCTGCTTCTGCTTTTTGGCGTTATCGATGGCTTTTTGATTTAGTTCATCGAGGGCCTGCTGCGCAGACTTGGCGCCCTTAAGGTCTACGCCGAAGCTGAGTTTCGTCTCGTAATTTGCCATAAGTTAGGACCGTTTGCCGAAGTCAGGCGTGCGGCCTTCTTCTAGGTCTTTGTCCCATTGGCTAAGTAGCGGGTCGTCATCATACTTTGGCTCATCAAGGGCAGTGTTGAGCACGTTGAGCCGTTCAATCAGCGACTGACGCTGGGCGTTGCGCGACTTTTGCGCGTCGATATCCCCACCGCGGGCTTTTTGCACCTGCTCAAGCATGGCCTGTGTTTCCTCGCGCTGCATAAAGACGTCGCTATACTGCTCCACCATATGCTCAGCCTCGCTGTGCGACAAATACAGCGTGTGGTGCGCGGGTAGCTTGTATTTATCCGCAAACCAACGGCCTAAGCTGTCTTGCTCAAATCGCTCTTTGGCCCGCCGCAGCACCTGGGGCCTCGCCGCGAAAGTAGCGCTCATGCGCGTCCACCTTGTCGAAGATGTCTTTGATGAGTCCCTCACTTTCTAGCGCCAAAAGGTCTTCGGCCCACTTGGGCTTTTCGGTCAGCGACTGCTGCAACCAGGTCACACGAAACAGCATGTTGTACGTATCGACGTCCATCGCATCTAAAGAGACGCCCATTTGCAGCCGAGCGCGCATGGTGCCGACGGATATCTTCTCGCCGATGGAGAGGATTTTGTTGGTGAAGCGGCCCTTTGTGATTTGCCCGCGCGCACCTTTGTATTCAATGTCGAAGCTGTAGAGCTTTTTTTCACGCGGGTCTTGGCCGGGCGCTGCAGGCGGCGGACCTGCCGTAAAGGGCGCCTCTTGCACGGCGCGTTGTGTCGCCTCAATCTCAGCGCGTAGCTCATTGAGGTGGCCCATCTCAAGCAGGCCGCCAGGGGCGCCGCGTAGCTCATTGGGGTGGCCCATCTCAAGCAGGCCGCCAGGGGCGCGCGGTGTCGTGTCTTCGGGTGTCGCGTCGGGCATGGTTGCTCCAGGCAAAGGTTGCCGCGCTAACAGAGCAAAGGTTGGCGCGACATACAATTAGGTTGCCAGCTACAGCCGCAAGAATGCCACCAGCAAAAGCCCAAGTAGCACCAGGATTGCGCCGTGCGACATCAGCGCGAAAGATGATGCAACACCAACCAGGCCCGCCTGTGCGGCGACATCTGCGAACAGAGCCAGCAGCACGATGACGAGGGGCAGAGCCAACAAGAACGGCGAGCGCAGCCATTCGTTAAAAACGGCATTAATGCGCATACGGCGACGGGCGGGGTTTTTGACTTGCATCAGGCGTGTCCTTTGGCTGGTCCGCCATCAATCCAGTATGGTTTGAATGAAACAATTCGCTCTAGTAGTGCATCATCAAAATGGCCGTCGAAAGGCATTGCCCGGTCATCCAGGATAAGCCAAAACGGGCGTTTGATGTCTGTCACCTCCAGCGCAGGAAAATTGTGTCGTTCAAGCCAGGCTTCGACATCCGAGCGTTTGCGTGTCGTAAACACCACTACGGTGTTGCCGCGTGCCAAGAGGGCGTGCACAAAATCAAGCGCGCCATGCACCGGGCCGTCAATAAAACCATCCCTATAGCCGCTGTAACGGTGCAATACGCCATCAAAGTCGACAGCTAGTGTCCGCTTTTGTTTTCCCATCAGAAAACACCCGCTCGGTTAGCGACAGAAAATGCAATCGCGAACAAAATGCAGGCGATGGCGATACGTTTCGGCAACATTGGCAGCGGCGAAACCTCAATAGCAGAGACCAGAAGTGTCGACACCAAAACGGCCAGGATGCAGTGCACAAGCATAGGCATCTCTATTTTGCCGTAAACAGCTGCAAGAATTTTGCCCCGTCCATAGACCCCCAGCCCGTCGCATCATCAAAGCCCGATACCGCAGGATAATAGCCGTTAGTAGAGTTGTCTGCGATGTCATGAAAGGCTGCCGCGCCGCCGACGCCGGAGCCAATTCGGTATAAGGTCGGCGACAAAAAGCCTATGTCTGGCAACTTTTTGCTCAGGCGCTGCGTGTTGACGATGCCCATAAATGCCGCCCAGATAGGTGCCGCGCAGCTGGTGCCGCCGACAGTCATCCACTGCCCTGAGACGTAGACGTTGTAGCCTGTCTGCGGGTCAGCATTGAGTGCGACGTCTGGCACGTTGCGCTTGCTAAGTGACGCTTTGCTTGCCGTGCCAGCAATACCTTGCTGCCAGATGGGCATAGACCAAAAACGAGAGACGCCGCCGCCTCCGCCGCCCTGGCCGTCGTACCAGGCGCTTTCAGAGATGTATGCGCCAGCGTGGCTGCTCAGCGTCGTGCCGCCGACAGCGACCACGTAGGGCTGGCTGGCTGGGTCGTCGGTGCCTAGCGTATGGCCGTCGTCATTGGCGCCCGAATCGCCTGAGGCAGCAAACACCGTCTGGCCTTGGGCCGCCATCTGCTTGAACACCATGGCCTCAGCTTTGGCGTCGCTGGCTGTCATCTCGCCCTCAGGCGCGCCCCAAGAGCAGCTGATGACGTGCGGCATTTTCTTGGCGCCCAAGCTGGGGTTGGCGATTTCGTTAAACAGGCCCAGCAAGGTGCCCTGCTGCTGGCTTGTCTCATACACGAGGATTTCTTTGGCCTGCCCGGCCATCGCCGCCATCACCTCAATGTCCATCGTCACCTCAACCTGGGCATCAGGGTCTATGACATTGCCATCAAAGCCTGAGACGAGGACGTTGGTAATGGGCGGCAGGGCCATGTTGTTGGCCTTGGCGTAGGCCTTGACGTCTGCGGGGTCGTAGCCGTCTAGCTCGACTAGGGCAAGGTAGCGGTCTTTGGAATTGACGTTCGCTGGCACGTTGTAGACGGTGCGGATGTCTTTGGCCGAAAGCGGCGCTACGTTTGAAGGCTCAGGGTTGGCGCTGACACGGCGCATCTGCGGATGGCGGCGCGGCGGGGTTTTGAGGTTGTGCACGGCGGCGATGCCTGCGGGCAGCTTCGGTGCTGTCACAAGGCCTCGTTCTTTGCGCCCATCATGGGCAGTGTGAGCCACGACGGTGGTCTTAAATGCCGCCTCGGCCTGTGCCTTGGTGGCGCGGGCTTTGATGAACTGGCCATGGGGTGCTTCAGCCACGCTCATGCCATGACTACCAAGATGGCGCCGCACGCGGGCCACGGCTTCGGGCTTGGGGCCAAATTGCGTCTGGAACTCATCAGGGGTGAGAAACTTGCCGTAGTCGGGGCTTTTGGGGTCGTAAAGACGGACAAGCAAGGCGTCGAGAGCGCCCTCGTTGCGAAAATGCAGCGCTACGCCAAGGGTAAAGGTTTCACCTGTCTCTGATCCATCAGCGGCTTCTGCGGGCTCTGTGGCGCCTGCGGTGACGTTGACGTCGGAGATGTGGCCGCAACTGGTGACCAGCGACAAGAGCGTGGCACCGATGTGAGACAGCGTGGCTTTCATAGGCAAAACCCCCGGAATAGGACTAATACCCGGGATTGTGGGCTAAGCTGAACAGGGGGTCAAATATACGCCTCAGTGGGCTTCACCGTCTGGCACAAAAAGTCGCTTGACTGAACATCTGCTAGGCGCAATCCCCTAGCTTTAGCTATGGGGTGAGCCTAGGTGTTGCTTTATTTTGCGCAGGCCTGTATAACAGCTCTATGATTCGCTCTAATCTCAACGTCGTCTACAGATGCACCTACCATGTCGTATGGTGCGTCAAGTATAGGCGCAAGCTTCTGTCTTTCGACGGCGTCGAGCGGCGGCTCAAAGAAATAGCCAGTCAGGTGGCATTTGAGAAAAAAGCAACAATTGCTGAGATGGAAGCTGATGGAGACCACTTTCATTTGCTCGTGGACTGCGACCCGCAGTTCGGGATCCATCGCTTGGTAAAAGCAATTAAAGGTAGGTCTTCGCGACTTTTACGGGCAGAATTTAGACTGCTAAAAACCCGTGTACCCACTCTCTGGACAAACAGTTATTTCGTAGCAACAGTCGGTGGTGCGCCGCTCGCAGTTGTTAAGAAGTACATAGAGCAACAAAAATGCAAATAACTTTTAGGTTCAGATTGAGGGATACGTGCGATAGCGAACTTGTACGCCAATCAAAGGTCGTCAATTTTATTTGGAATTATTGTAACGAAACGCAGCAGAAAGCTGTCAAATCAAGACGTCGATGGCTTTCTTGGCATGACTTGCAAAAATTAACGGCAGGCAGCAGCAAAGAACTCGATGTACACGCACATACCATACAACAGGTTTGCCAGGTATACGACAAAAGCCGCTCAGCAAAAAATAAGCCTTGGCTACGCTGGCGCGTGTCGAATCCTAAGTCGTCAAAGCGCTCTCTCGGATGGGTACCTTTTAATAAGGGGCATGTCGTCTACAGAAATGGCGTTTTTACCTTCCGGGGCAGGAAATACAAAGCGTGGGTCAGTCGCAAATTGCAAGATGGTCAAACTTTTTGTGCTGGGTCTTTTACCCAAGATAGTCGCGGACGTTGGTACATCAACTTGCCAGTCAACATCGAAGAAGCGCAGGGCACAGGAAAGGGCGTTGTTGGTATTGACCTCGGTTTAAAAGATTTAGCGGTGACGAGCGAAGGTCAGAAGATTTCTCATCCACGCCTTTATCGTGCAGCAGAAGCGCGCCTAGGCATCGCGCAAAGAGCGCATAAGAAGAGACAAGTCAAGAAAATACATGCAAAGGTCAAAGCGCAGCGCCATGACCATCTTCACAAACTTTCGACACAGTTAGTGCAATCGCACGAAGCTGTATTTGTTGGCAACGTCAACGCGAGCGGCTTAGCAAAAACGAGTATGGCGAAATCCGTACTTGATGCTGGCTGGTCATCGTTGAGAACACAGCTCGCGTATAAAGCCAAAAGGCATCGAGTTGTGTATTTAGAGGTCAACGAGGCATATTCAACCCAGACCTGTTCTCTTTGCTTTAGCAGAGAGGGGCCGAAAGGTTTCGCAGGTCTTGGCGTAAGGCAATGGCAGTGTTCATGCGGGATCTTTCACGACCGTGACATCAACGCTGCGAAATATATTGCCGCTCTCGGACTAGAGAGCCTGGAAGCAGGAGCCCAATCATGAGCGGACTCCGGGGAATCCCCCGGCTTCAGCCGTGGGGAGTAGTCAAATGTAGGTGTCTGCATCAGGCCAGAAGCCGAGAGGTATCAATATCTAACCTTCCTTGATGAGTGTTGCGCTTAAGTAGTCGTGTTTTCGTCGTCGCCGAATTTCAAGTAAGACGTCTCACCTTTCGGACCAGGAGCTTCCAATGCCTTGGTCAGTGCCTCATGCAACGTTTTGGCGTCCCAATAGCTGAGGTTAAGATTCATCCAAAAGCCCGTGAAACCTGGCCCTTTAGGGCCGGGAGGTAGAGGGCACGGGCGAAGCCCGTACAATAGCTAGCCATTTGTCAGACCTCCGGTGTATGTCAGGGCATGTTGCAGGTTTTACGATATCGCGTCAAAGGCAAAGCCAGCCGCAAAAAACTGGAAAAAGCTGCTTTCGATGTAAATCAAGTTTTCAACTGGTGCAATGACCTGCAGCGCCAGGCCGTGCGCAATGGTCGGCCGTGGCTCCGTGCGTTTGACCTCAACAATTTGGCCAGTGGCGGCTGCGAAGAAATGGATCTCGGCGCTGAGACAATTCAAGCCGTTTGTGAACAGTACGCGCAGTCGCGCATTCAGCACAAGAAGCGCTGGCTTCGCTACCGCGGCAAACGAGCACTTGGATGGGTGCCGTTCAAAGCTCGTGGCATCAGGCAACTTGACGATGGCTTTAAGTTTCGCGGACACGTCTACCGTGTGTGGCTGAGTCGGCCAGTCTTTGGCAAAATCAAATGCGGGTCGTTTTCCCAGGACGCTCGTGGTCACTGGTACATTAACTTGTGCGTTGATGTAAGTTTTGCTTGGGTCTGCCCGGACAAACAAGTCGGCATCGATTTAGGGCTTAAAACAACAGCCACGATGTCTGACGGCCAAAAATATGATGGCCTGCGTGCCTACCGCGCAGTCGAGGAGTCGCTCGGCAAAGCGCAGCGCGCCCACAAAAAAAAGCGGGTCAAAGCGCTGCACGCCAAAGCTAAGAACCGCCGTTTAGACGGCCTGCATAAGCTGTCCACCCAGCTTGTGCGAGACAATCAAGTGGTGGTCGTTGGTGACGTCAGCAGCAAAAACCTAGGCAAAACAAAGATGGCAAAGTCCGTCTACGATGCTGGGTGGGGTCTGCTAAAGAATATGTTGCGCTACAAGTCGATTGCGAAAGGCGTAACATACCGAGAAGTCAACGAAGCATATTCGTCCCAGTTGTGTTCGGCTTGTGGCAGCCTGCCCGAGTCGAGGCCGAGAGGTATCGCGCAGCTTGGAATAAGGGAATGGGTCTGCAGTAATTGTGGACAGGGACACGACCGTGATATTAACGCGGCCCGCAACATTCTCGCGCTCGGATGCGAGCGTCCTGTAGAGGGAATCCTGGCCCTTTAGGGCCGGGAGGTATCAAGAGCGTTTGCCAAGCCAGCTACCAATCCGGCGCATCCGGCCGCCGCTTCGGCCCGCGCTTGCGCACCCTTTTGGGCGCCTGCTGCCCGACGCGATTGCGTTCAGCAATCAAGTCAGCAAACTGCTCGACCTGGGCCGCGGTAGGGGGTTTGGCCTGGCGGTTCGCAGCGCATTGCTCGCATACGCACGCCCAGCCGTAGTTCATGTAAGCTTCGGATGCGTGATTTGCCATGGCCGCTAGCGTGACGCATCGCGCTAAGCTGATTCAAGTCAGGTCGTACAGCAGGGCTTTTAGGCGCCCTGCGTCGCCTTCTGTGAGATTAGGCCAGACTTCAGCCAACAGTAGCCCAGTGGCTATTTTCTGTTCGGACGCGGCTTCAATGTCTAGCTCAATTCTGCCTCTTTGTCGGCGCGCGTTTTCTGCTAGCTGTATGCCCAAATCACCAAATAATGACGACAGCCGGCTGAGGTTGTTTTCGTTGAAAGGTCCGCGTCGTTCGGACTCCACGTCAGACACGTAGGGAATAGACACGTTTAAATGCTTGGCAAGCCCCCCTAGGGTCACACCGTATTGTTTGCGCACGCGGCGCAAAAATGGCCCGAATCGTTGCCGCCGTGTCTTCAATTTGCGGTGGCCTGCTCGGCCGGCAGCGCGCCCACCAGGGCCGCAATCTGGTGCTTGTCGAGGTCAAGCCACATGCGCCCGAGGGCCAGACCCAAATCGCGTCGTTCAGGGTCTTCGTCGTAGATAGGCAACGACACACACGCCAATTGTCGCCGTGCCAGGTTAGACAGATGTGCGCCATCTTCGGGCCAAAGCGCGACGAGCTGGCGCAGCCGTGCGTCCGCCAGCACACCGCGTTGTTCTGTCTCGACGTCGGATAAATAGGGAACAGACACGCCAAGCACGACGGCCAAGTCACGCAGCGTCATGCCTCGTGTGTTTCGGGCCGCGCGCAATGCTGGCCCGAAGCGGGTTAACTGCAACGCTTTAGGTTTTCGATACCTGCCCATCGCCCGCCCCTGCCGCCGCAAAGGCGGGCTCAAAGCTTAACTACTTTGTTTGACGCTCAAAAAAAGCTTCAACCATAGACAGGGCGCTGCCGCAAATCAGCTGCGTTTTGGCGATGAGCTGCTTCTCTTCACCCTGCAACTGCGTGTAAGCCTGCGTGCCTAAGCTATCGATGACAGCCTCAGATGATGCGGCCATACCCTGAAGCAAGTAGGGCAGAGGCTGCGGCAGTTTGTTGATAAATTGCGCTGCATCGTTTTTAGCATCAGCAAACACGCGGCCGCCCATATCCGCTGCCAGCCCGACGATGTCGTCACCGATTTTGCCTAGGTCTGCTGACAGGTCGTCGCCAGTCTTTTGTATGTCTGCGTCAATACCGGGCAGCGCTTGGGCTGTAGCCGCTTTGACGTCGCCTTTGACCTGGTTTTCGAGTTGAGTGAGTTCTTGATTCTCTGTGCTGGTTGCATCGCTCATGGAAGTCTCCGGGCGCGCCGAAAAAGAAAAAGCCCAGACGTCCGGCAAAAGACGCCTGGGCCACAAACAAGGGCAATCAGAAAAAGGCGCGCTAAGGCAAAGGTTAGCCCTTCAGGTGGAAGAACGCGAGTCCGTGTTCAGCGATGCTAGCCACAGACGACTTCAGTTTCTCCAGAAGCTCTTTCTCACGGCTAGACATCGAGGAGACGTCCGTCTGCCCTAGATGCTTAAGCGCCTCCATGGCGGTGGCAGCAGACACCTTCAGGTTTTGCACAGCCTTATCAGGCAGCGCTGCGGTCAGGCCCTGCACGGTGGTCTTGGCCTCACCGAAGAACTTGTCCGCCGCATCCTTGATGGCGCCTGCGAGCGGGCCCAATACGCCCGTGTCATCCAACCCCGCGTCAACCGATGCCTGCACCTCGTCGATGCCCTTGCCTTCTGCAGCCTGCAGGTCAGCGACGATATCTGCCTCCATCTTGCTAAACGAATCACCCAATGTCTGCTCAACACTATCGACGCCGGCGTTGAGGTCAGCGATGAGCTTAGTTTTGACGTCCGCCAAAATGTCGCTCAACCCCGGCGCCTGCGCAGGTACACTAGGTGCAGACGGCGCAGCTGGTGCGCTCGCGTCCGAGCCATCTTCTACAGGCTGGGCGGGTGCGCTGGGCACGGACGCATCTGCACCTGTGCTGCCGCTGTCATCCGTAGCCGCCGGTGCAGTAGGTGTCACTGAGGATGCGTCACCATTGCCGTCCTGAGCGTCAGTCGGGCTTGATGGCACACTGGCTGTTGAGCCAGCGTCTGTGCTGATTGCTCCGTCAGCTAGCCCTGTGGCTGTACTTGGGTCCTGCGGGTCATTTGAGACCGCAGCCACGCCACCGTTGAGTTCCGTGCCGTCACCTGAGACCGGATTGGTAATCGGCGCTGGTTGGGCAGGGCTTGCCGCACCGATGCCTGCCGATGCGGTCGGGTCAACAGGCGCGGGATTGGCTGCGACCGTCACGCCGGCAGAGCCGCTTGAGTCAATGCCATTAACCGTCTGCGCTGGCTGCGCCGTGGATATTGAGCCTGTCTGGTTTGGGTCTGCGCCCTGGCCCTGAATGACCGCGCCTGTGCCGCTGCCATCCACGGGTGCGCCAGGCACGTTGCCAGCGCCCGTGTTATCCGCCGGTGTGCCAATGACAGTGGTGCCCGCCGCGTCCACTGAGCCGCCGCCCGAAGCGTCAACTGAACCTGTGCCGGTCAGCGGGTCTGGCAATGCGCCGATGCCTGCGTTGCCTTGGGCGGGGGCCGCCGAGCCATCTCCGGGTTGTGCATCCGATGACGAATTGTCTGATGATGAAGAGTCATCCGCACCCGTATCCGAGCCAGCTGCTTGCTGCGACGATGTATCGTCGAAGTTTCCCGCCTCGTCCGGGTCTTGCTCATCTGGGTTTGGCTCTGCATCGCTTTCGCCTGCATCAACCGTATTGCCTTGAGCACCAGCTACATCGCTGACAGTGCCAGAGCCATCCGACGTGGACGTGGTGTCCGAAGAAGATGGGCTGGATGCCACAGGCGCATTTTGGGCATCCGAGGTAGGGTTGGCGTCGGCGTCACCCGCTTCAGGGGCGGCCACGACCGGGTCAGAGCCAGCATCGGGCGTGCTGGCAGACGAGTCCGTAGTAACCGCACCGCTGGCATTGCTCGACGCGCCGGAGGGCGCATCGATGGCCACAGTGCCCGCGTTGACAGGCGCAGCGTCGTCGTTTCCCGAGGTGTTATCCGTTGTGTCGGATGCATCGCTAGGGGCCGCGACAGGCACGGTTGCGCCGTCCACGCTAATGGGCTGGCTTGGATTGGCTGGGTCTGCGACAACCTGTGTTGCGCCATCCGTGTCCGTCACGGTGGGCACCGAGCCATCGTCCGCGACGGCGATAGTGTTATCCCCGCTGTCTATGACAGGCTCACCCGTCACAGGGCTTGCTACGACGCTGCCGTCGCCGCTTGGCGCATCGGTCACCGGCACGCCTGCGTCAGACACCTGGATGGGGCTGCCGTCCGTGCCCACCACGGGCTGGCCGTCATCACCTGCGACCACCGTCTGCTCGGGGTTTGATGGGTCTGTGGTGGTCTGCAAGCCGCTGCCGTCTGCGGCGCTGCTGTCATTTACCAATGTGACGCCCGCAGCGCCTTCTTCGGTCGGCGTTGCGGGGTCCACGGGCGCTGCATCTGTATCGATTGTGTCAGTTGCATCTATCGTATCGGTGGCCGTTGCGTCGGACACGTCATCGCGTGATTTTTTCGCCATAGTCAGCTCTATCCTTGTTTGTTGTGGGCGCAGCCTGCAAGCCGATTCTAGGGCCACGAAACTTTTCGGGCAAACGTAGTCAAACATAATTGGGAGGCAGGCCAACCATCGGGGCTGCCACGCGCATTGAAGACGCAAAAGCGAAATGGCCCCCTTTTGCTTGCTATTTTTGCTTGCAAAAATCTAAATTGGTGATACACCGGCGTAATCTTTAGTTCTGGAGTCCCGATGAAAGCGCATATTCTGTACATCCCAGCCATCGAGGGCATGAAGGTAGCGGCAGAAGTGAGAAACGGGGTTCTTGAAACAACCTTCACGACGCCGAGCAGTGTTTTGGCGCCGGTGAGTGAGCACGCGCCGACCAAAGCGCCGGACCCAACTAACAACAGCAGAGTTGCGGAAATGGATGCTAGTTACTGGAATGTTGCAAATAAGAAAGTGGCGCAGAGCCCAAAATTGGTCTGCGAGATGTCGGATGTGGGCAAACAGTATGGGCTTGATGTCTGTGCACTTTTGGTGACGAGCGCAAAGAAAGGGAAGGTAGGGCATCTTTTTCTGCCTGACGGTATTTGCAAGGGAAGGGTCTTTAGGCCGAAACAAAAATACCTGTGTTCATCAGCGCATGACCCATCGATGCCACGGTTTCTTAAGCCTGCTGATGAGTTAACATGTAGCGAATGCTTGACACGCGTCCGCAGCTTTCACGAATCAGACGGTGTTTGGTCGCCAGATGAAAGCGCGCACCAAAGCGCGCACCAATTAAACTTTGCGACTGGTCTTGGTGGCATCCGCCGCGGCGGTATGTAATCAACGGGTCATGAGCCAGCAACCATGTAAAACATTTGGGCGTGGCGGTGTGCGCAAGGGGGCAGGACGACCGCAGTTAGCGGAGACGAAACGTCTTAGCGTGTGCGTCAATTTGCGCCTAACGACATCTCAAATGGACATTTTGACGCACCTCGCCCGTAAGCGAAGTGTGTCTGTGGCAGACGCGCTTAGGACGCTGGTGGATTCTTTAGCTTGAAGACTGAGGCGTTGAACACGCATCCGTAGGCAGCCGCTCTGCCTCCGCTTCAAGCCGCAGAATAGCCTCACGAATCAAACGCTGCGTCTCTATTAATGATAGCTCACCCCGTCCCATCCGTAAAATCAGCTGCCGGGCAAACTTGCAGCCCCAAATCTGGCCCTGGTACAGGCCCGCCTGCCTTTGGTGGGACGCAGTTTTGTCGGGGGTAACTTTGAAATGGGTCACAGTCACAGTCTCCGTAGGATTATTAATCCTAGGCAAAATACACCCACGCCGCAGGCCTGTCTAGGCCCCGCAAACATCTTGGCCCCGCTTGTGGCCGCTTCGGCCGTCTGCCAGGATGCGCGCATGAGCCGACCCCCGCGCCCCGTTGCGCGTCCACTTTCAACGGCTCAGCAGGCTAGGGCCGCGCATACGGCTAGGCGCGCCCTGCGCCACCGTTTTTTGAAGTGCAAGCACATCTTCATGGGCTTGCCCCCGCACATCTTCGCTAGCGTGCCGATGGCGCGTTTTGCGCTCGAGCCTCTGGCGGATTTCATGCTGCAGCAAGCGCGCAACGCAGACACTGAGTTGCCAGACGCATCGCAATCGCCTAGCTAGTCGAATGCTCGAATTGTCGCCCTACTTGGCTGCTCATCTCACCGATATGCTGGCGATGTCGCCTGGCAAGCTCGCCAAACGCATGAAGTGTTCATCGCGCAACGCGGACAAGGTGCAAAAGTTGATTGTGTTGACACTAATTAAAAACTACCGGCTGGCGAACGGCGTCGATGTCTCCGAGATAGAACAGCGCAGCCAGGTGCTCGCAGCGCAGATGGCGCGGGGTAGCGAAGGAGAGTTGGCGTCGGTATTCAAGTCGCTGATGGCGTCGAGTTAGCGCGTCAACAACAAGAACAAGCCCAAGCAATAAGCAGCCGCCCACAGCCAGCAGAGTGCCGAAAGCCAACAGGTCGCCCCAGGCGGTGTTTTTGACATTGCGTGCGAGTCTCAATCCTAGCCCTTGCCGCCTGTCGCGGCGATGCGGTCCACCGTCGCCTTGGCCGCATCCTCCGGCGCGCTAGCCCTATCATGAATGTTAAACGCACGAGCCTCACGCTCAATATCGACGCCAAGCTTCACGAATTTAAGTGCTTCCATCACGGATAGCTCGCCTGGGTCTATTTCTTTTAGCCGGTCCACAGCCTTCTTGAGCAGCATGGACGCAATGCCCGCCTGCATATCGTACATCTGCTTGTAGCGTTTTTGCCGCTGCTTGGTCGCGTCATGCTCAAGGCTGCGGGTGTGGCTGCGCACACGGGCCTGCCAGGCGTACTGGAAGGCCCAGCGTTCAATCAGCGTACGGCTTTTACCTAGCGCTTCGGCGGTGTTGACGTAGGAGCGTTTGTCGCCGTCGTCGCGGTAATGCTTAAAGGCTGTATAGGCGGGGGCGGACTCGTCGTCGCGCTGTTCCCACTCTGGCGTCTTTGTCGGCATTTAATCTCCGAAGTTGCGGCAAACCTCAGCCTAGCATAGCAGTTGAGCATGCCTAGCGAACACGAGACTTCCGAGCAACGCCGCAAACGACTCAAGAAGGCGAAAGAGCACATTGACCGCCTAGAGCAGGGCCACCTCAATGACCAGCCAGAGCCAATCAGCAAGCGTTTGCACGGCACGCCGCTTAGCTCCGAGCCGCCCATGGACCTGATTAAATAGTGGTCGCCGAGCTGAGCCCATCGTTGCGCGAGACCCACGGCGCCCGGCTTATGGCCGCAAGCCCGGTCTATTTCGCTGCCAAGACGCTATCAGGCCCACCTGAGCCGCCCTACAACGGCCGCTTTTTGCCGGGGCCGCACCACCTGCAGTGGGACAAGCTGGTCACGCAGCACGACCGCGTGTGCATCCTGGCGTCGCGCGGCCTCGGCAAGACATTCTTTTTCAGTGAGGCCTATGCCATCTGGCGAGCCATCTATAAGCCGGGCAAGCTAACGTTCATCATTTCGGCGGCCAGCGCCCAGGCCGAAGAGGTCCTGCAGCACATTAAAGAAGAAGTTGAGAGTAATCCGAAACTGCGGTGGCTATTGCCGAGCAGGATGGCGCGCAAGGGTAGCAGTTGGAACAAGAGCCAGGTTATTTTTTCAAACGGGTCACGCATTGTGACGGCGGGATTTGGCACGCGGAAACGAGGCCTGCACCCTGATTGCATCATCGGCGATGACACGTTGACCGATGAAACGATGTACAGCCCAACGGTGCGCCGCAAGACCAATAACTATTTTTTCACTGCAATCACCAACATGGTAAATCCAGGTGGGCAGATAGTTGTTGTTGGCACCCCGCTAAGTTCATTCGATTTATACGCAGAGCTAAAAAAGAATGCTGCGTATGTGCATCGTGTGTTCCCTGCCATCAAAGATGGTGTGGCTCTCTTTCCTCAAAGATTCAATCTAAAGTATCTTGCCGACAAGTTAACAGAAATTGGCTCTATACGATTTGCCCAGGAAATTGGCTGCGTCCCTATGTCTGATGACGCATCGCTGTTTCCGATGCATTTGTTTCAACATGAACGCATAGAAATGAAGAAGCTGACACTCGGCATGCCCTATGACTTCTGGGCGGACGCGGGCATCGACTTGTATATGGGTGTCGACTTCGCGCTCAGCTCGGGCGTTGGCGCGGATTACATGGTGATTTTCGTCATGGGATGCGACGCGCAAGGCAACCGTTATTGGGTAGATATAGAACGCCATAAAGGCATGCCCTATCAGCAGCAGCTTTCTCTAATTAACAAGATGGCACGCAAGTATGAGGTAGGTCTGGCTGTCTTAGAGGCCAATCAGGCGCAGCGTATCTTCGGAGATGAGCTGCTTAATCAAACTGATTTGCCAATTAAAAAGTACAATACGGGCGTTGAGAAACATTCGCTGTCAAAGGGCATTCCTGCGATGCGCGTGCTGCTTGAGAATCATAAGATGCGCATCCCGCGTGGAGACAGGCGCTCTGTAGAGATGACAGACCTTGTTATAGAGGAGTTTCACCACTGGACTTACGTCGATGGAAAGCTGGAGAACACAGGGCAAAATGATGATTTGTCCATGGCCTGCTACCTTTGCAACATCGCGGTCAAGTCCGGCGGTTTTTCTGCTAGCTTCGGCACAGAAGAGACAAAGCTTGCCCGTCAGCAGGCAGAGAAGGGCGTGTTGACGAACGCTATGGTGCCGGAGGAGCCCGTGCAGCAGGCCTTAGAAGAAGCTGAAGGCGATGATGTCAGCTATGATATGTTCGGCAATCCCGTCTACGGCGACCCAGAACACGCGGATGTAGGCGAGACCACGCCGTTTTGATACCCTCAGTTATGCCAAAGCACATCCTGCGCAAAGCCGTCGCTCCGGCACCTAGCCCCTCACACGTCATTGTCACGGCGCACAACCGCGGTGTCGGCATCCTGCGTGGCAACATCGGCAACAACCGTGGGCCGTATAAGGGCCAGGCCATGGACAAGATGCCTGAGGATATCACGGCCCAACAACGCATAGAGATTGCCGATGCGCCCACCCAGCTCAGTGAGGTGGCCCGCAATCTGTTTGAGTCGGGCAGCGAGACTCGTTACTGGAATGGCGTCATAGGCAGCCTAATTGACGATTCTGCGAGCGAGATTGGCTTTCGGCAACAGCTGTTTCAGACGGTGAGGCAGTCACAATTGCCGCCCTTGGTCGGCAAAACCCTGCTGCGCCGGTCCGTTCAGTTCTACAAGCGGCGTCAAAACGGCTAGCAGATTGGTCTCAGCGCCGTGGCTATGGCAATCTGGCGCTATGCCTAAATCTGAGCGACAGCCCTACCTCACGCTACAGCCGTCGCTGTGCAAAAGCGTCACCGCCCTGGACGCAGACACGGCCTGGCAGAAGTATCGTGACCAGTTGGCGCAGCTCGAGGCCAAGACGGACCGCGAGAATGAGCGCCAACGCATGGCGTGGGGCGCCTATCAGCAGCTGCTGGCGCAAAATCACGCGCTCATACGCAGCATGCCGTCAGGAGACGTGTGATGCCCGCTCTGATGCTATCTAAAGCCGGCGTCGGTTCACGGGGCGGCCATCAAATTGGCTCGACCAAGTCAGGCAAGCCTATCTACGAGTCCAGCCACGCTCGTTATGCCGCCATGCATGTGCATGAGCAGGGCGACATCGGCAAAGACGCGGGCCGGCTCGGCGGGTCGTTCGCGCATTACAGCAAGTCAGACCACGCTGAGGCCGCGAGCACACATTTCAAGCAGGCCTATAAAGCGGACCATGGCCGCAAGTCAGCCAGCCCTGAGGGCGGTCGGCATCTACGAGCAGCGCTGGCGCACAATCGATTGGCCAACACGACGTCGGTCAAAAAATCATACGGGAGTTTAGTCTTGGCGCACGAACAATTAAGCAAAGGAATGAAGTCAGGCGAAGGCTCGCGGGGCGGACACATTATCGGCCACACAAAAAGCGGCGCGCCTATCTACGGACCCAATCACGACACGTATACGACCCGCTCTAGCAAGCATCCCGCAGCGGTGGCCGTCGGTGACGACAGCGGGGATCGCAACAAACGTGACAAGTTGCTGCATAAAATGACGCCCTCATTTACGCAGCAAGACCACGAAGACGCCCGCGATGTGCACAGGCAAGCCGCAAATTGGCACGCCAATGAAGAAGCTGAGACGTTTAAGCGTGCCACAGGCAGCAAACACGGTCCTGCGAGCGGAAATATGCGTGGGTCGGACACAGCAAAGCTTCCGCATAACGTCATCGACACAATGGAGCACCACCGCCAATCTAGGATTAAACACGAGACCATCGCAGGCGTACATCACTCCGTATCGAGGCGCATGGCGTTTGGGGATACTCATTATCCAGACCCCTCAAAAACTGTTAAATCTCTAACCTCGGACACCGCCATGACCAGCACAGACCTCTTTAAATCCTTCCTCGCTAAAGGCCAGTTTCAATCAGGCAACATCGAGAACGCCGAGACCGTCGATGGCCTAGACGGCGACATGACCGGGTCTTCAAGCAACGGCAAATCTAGCAGTGCGCCCGCAGGCGACGACGACCGCGAAGAAGAGAATAAAAAGGTCAAAAAGAAGGTCGGCAAAAACAGCACCAACGGCGGCCCTGCGAAAAGCGTGGAATCAATTGTCGGCGTGTCCGAGAGTGACGCAGGCAAAGAGGATAAGCTGCAAGACTGCGGCCCCTACGACATTGGCGGCGACGTGACCGACGACATTGGTGTGCCACCTGCGGGCAAGCTTGTTGACGGGTATATCCTGCGCGCGGAGCAGGTGGGCGAGATGATGAAGGCGGGCGAGGGGTCACGGGGTGGGAAAATTTTGGGGCACACAAAGTCAGGCAAGCCCATATACAGTCATAAGTACCCAAAAGATAAAAATTACGAGCACTTTACCGCCCAGGATCATAAAGACGCTTTCCACGCTCACGAGTCAGAGCAGACGAAGCTCGAAGACAAAGCGTCCAACATCGTCACTGACAATGCAGATTCAAAAGCCGCCGGCAAGGCCGCGGGGAAACATGAAGACATAGCGTCTTATCATAAATTTAAGGCGAATGAGTTGGGCAATGAAGAGCGCCAGGCCCGCAAAAGCGAAATGGCCGCTGGGTACTATCAAGGCGGCGACGCCAAGTCCTATCAGCAACGCATTGAGCAACGCGGCTTCGTGCAACACGCTACCGGCGGCATGGACGATTACTTAGCGCACATATCCAAAAGCAACGGCTTCTACGCCAATGGCTCTGACCACCACAGCCCGAACGATGCCAATCGCGTCGCCCAGACCCTGTGCAAAAGCTGTGACCAAGAACACAGCGCCATGTACGGCGTCTGCCCCCACTGCGGCCCGAGCACCGCTTTCGGCAAAAGCCATAGTGCAAGCCAGGACCACAGAGGTTTTGGCATGCTCGGCCGCGAGCAGGGCAGCACGCTGGTAGATATGTCGGCGTTTAGCTTAGAGGACTGAAGGCAGGTTGATAGGCGCGGGCCACACGGGCTTGCGCCTTGCTTAGATTGCTACCGCTTCAAGGGACTCGATGCCTTCGTTTTTTAAATCAGCTGCGGATTTCATGCGAGGCGCGGCAAGCGGCGGCCTAGAGGCCTTGTCGCGCGCAGAAGGCCGTGACGATGGCGGCGCAGATAACAACCGCGCAGGCCCTGGTGGCAACCAGCAGGATACGTCCAACAACGCACCTGCGCCGACGCTGCCTGCTACTGAAGACCCAAAGGCTTTGCAATGGGACCCATATCAGGTCTTGGGGCAAATGGGCTATCGTGAGCGCCCCTCACCGCTAAGCTACGATATCCTCAAGGGCGTCAAGTTTCGCACGCCTATCGTCGGCGCCGTGCACCAGACGCGCATCAATCAGGTGGCGCAGTTCGCACACCCGCAGGCGAACCGCTTTGGAAATGGCTTTGCCATTAGGCTGCGCGACCGCAACGACAAGCTATCTAAAGAGGACCGCAAGTTTGTGCAGGCTATGGAGACGTTCTTTAGCCGTACGGGCCTGACACAAAACCCGCGCAGACGGGACAATTTCTCCACCTACCTGCGCAAGATTACCTCTGACACGCTGACATTTGACGCCCACGCCACAGAAATTGTGCCCAACAAAAAGGGTCAGCCGGCAGAGTTTTACGCCGTGGACGCCTCAACCATCCGCCTGGCCGAGAGCATTCGCAACAGCTCAGACGACGCTGCGGTCAGCCGCGAGACGGCCTACGTGCAAATCTATGACGGCACCATCGTGGAGGAATTTACCGCCGATGAGATGTGCTACGGCGTGCGCAACCCGTCGACGGACATCCGCCTGCAGGGCTACGGCACAAGCGAGTTAGAGCTGCTGGTCGAGACCATCACAAACCTGGTCAACGGCTTTGAATACAACAGCCGCTACTTCATTCAGAACAGCGCACCCAAGGGCCTCATCAACATCAAGGCGGGTATGAGCGAGAAGATGCTCAACCGCTTTAAGTCGCAGTGGTACGCCATGCTGTCTGGTGTTGAGAACGCCTGGCGCACGCCCATCACCAATGCTGAAGCGGGCATTGAGTGGATTAATATGCAGCAATCCAACACTGAGATGGGCTTTCAGCAATGGATAGACCTGCTGATTAAATGCACCTGCTCTGTGTACTGCATTAGCCCCGACGAGATTGGCCACCCTTACGGCAATGCCGGCCAGGTCTCAACGCTCAGCCAGGGCAGCAACAAAGACAAAATCATCGAGAGCCGTGAGCGCGGCCTACGCCCGTTGCTTGCGCATATCGCCCATTGCATCAACACGCACATTCTCTGGCCCATCAACGAAAACTTTAAGTTTGAGTTTGTAGGCCTTGATGCCCTAAGCCGCGGTGAGCTGGCAGACCTCAATCAAAAGCGCGTCGCCACCAGCTGGACGGTCAACGAGATTCGCGCTGAAGAAGATTTGCCGCCGCTGCCAGACGATTCGGGCAACATCATCCTCAATCCAGTCTGGCTGCAAAACAAGCAGGCTGCCGCGATGGCGCAGATGCCCGGCGGCGCAGGCGGTATGTCGCCTGGCGCTGCTGCTGCCACCCAAGACCCGTCTAAGCAAGACCAGGGCAAGGATGACACCGAGCAAGATGAAGACTCGCAAGAGCAGATGCAGCGCAGCCTAGGCCGCCTCACCATCCCAGGTGCGATACCCTTGGAACTTGTACGGCGCAGCATGCCAGCGCTCCCCGCAGCCCAGCGGCTAACACTCAAGGAGCGTTGATATGCGCCTGGTCTACACCGTCTCACCACAGCTTAGCGAGGACACAGCCCAGCAGGTGACGACCTTTGGCCCGCTTAGTGACGAAGCTGGCGTCATCGTCGATGCCTATCAGAATGAAAACAGCGGCCGCATCGCCATCAAGGCAGGCACGGCGCAATTTTTAAGCATGGGCACCTTGGGCTACTGCCTGGGCTTTTATCTGCGCCTAGACGCAGACTGCCAGATTTCCATCAATGGCTCGACGCCGATGCAATTGATGCGAGCCAGCCAGAAGCTCGGCACCAAGGCCCGTATGTTTTTTGAGGGTCTTGTGACGTCTGTGCAGATTACAGCGCCATCAGATACTGCCGCGCGCGGCCTGTTCGTCGTGTGGGGCGACCCTGTCGCAGGTGATACACGCTTCGTCAACCTGCCACTGGTCATCGGCGCTGTTGTCGACGGCGTGCCTATCCTAGCCGAAGTCATCAGCGGCACGGGCGCACCAACAGATACAGAGGGCGGCGACGGCCAGAGCTATATCGACGTCGCGACGCTGACCATTTATGGGCCCAAGGCCGATGGTGTGTGGCCTACTCCAGGACGCAGCATCGCAGCACCCACCCAAGAGGCGCAGCAATTCTTTGAGGGCGAGGGGCCGCCGGATTTGACGCAGCACCCCACCGCAAACTCAGGCGACCTCTACATCGATGTGGTCAGCGGCGTGCTCTACACCCTCGAACCTTAGTTCTCACCGGAGACATCCCCATGGCACTTTCTTGGCAAGCAACCGCTAATTTGCGCGGCCCCGCAGGCTCACAAATCTACTTTGGTAACGGTTCACCCGCAGCCACGTTGGGCCTTGTTGGAGACTGTTTTTTTGCGACAGACACCTTCTACTTCTACCAGCGCACAGCGTCTGGCTGGCCTTCAACGGGCGCGTATCTGCGCGGCGGCATGGGTATCACAGGCGTCAACGGTGCGTCTTTTTACAGTGGTAGCGGTGCGCCGACGATGGCCGCCAATAACGGCGACCTTTATGTCAATCTTGCCCCTGCCACCTCTGGCGGTGCGGGCGAGGTGTATAAGTACGTAAGCGGCGCCTGGGCGGACCAAGGCTACTCTATCCAGGGTCCCGCCGGTCTGCGCGGCACGCAAATCTACAATGGTAGCGGTGCGCCTGACAGCAGCAACACACCGTCAGACGCCGCGACCAATGACTACTACCTCGATAACGTCTCAGGCCAGCTCTACAACCTTCAGACAGCCACCGTGAGCTAAGCTGGGAATCGCCCACTTATCTCTGTACCGAACACCTGAGAAGGACCCCCGATGTCATTGACCTGGAACGCCGTCGCAAACCTCGTGGGTCCATCAGGCCTGTCTACCCTGTCAGGCAGCGGTGCGCCGGCCAATACGCTTGGCAACGTTGGCGACATCTACGTCGATACGCTCAACGCCCGCCTGTATCCGGCCAAGACGGCCACCGGATGGCAGACGTCATACCAGAGCCTTGTGGGTCCTGTGACGCAGCAGGTGCTGCCCAGCGATTTGGCCGCCAACAGCCTGGTGCTTGCGCCCGTCGCCAATGACAGCAACGCGACGGCCCTTGTGCTGCAAAACAGCACCGGCACGCAGTTTCAAATTGATGGCAACGGCAATCTCACGGGCAACACCGCCACCGTGACAGCGCTGACAAGCAGCGGCGTCGCCAGCGCCTCTACAGTCGTCAGCGCCCCAGGCTCGCTGTCTCATCCTGCCTTCACTTTCAACAATCAAATCGACTCCGGCGTGTATCTGCCAACCGCCTCGGCGAATGCTGCGGTCATGGCCCTGGTCGTCAACGCCACCCAGGCATTGGCGCTGACGTCCTCTGGCGCCAGTATCCCAGGCACATTGACCGTTGCCGGGCAGACAGCCCTGGGCGCGGTGTCGACCGGCGCGCTGACGGCGGCGTCTTTTATCAACACAGGCTCAGGCACAGCGGCGGGTTATTTCTCTAGCATCGCGGGCCAGGCGTCTGCGCCCAGCTTTAGCTTTACCGCGCAAAAAGACACCGGCGCCTACCTCGCTGCCACCTCGGCTAGCGCTGCGATTTTGGCATTGGCGGTCAACGGCGTGCAGGCCTTGGCGCTAAGCAAGGCAGGCGCGTCTGTGCCTGGGACGCTGAGCGTGGCGGGAGCAAGCACTTTGGCGGCACTCACTGCTGCATCAGCTAGCGTCGCCACGCTAACAGCATCGGGCGCAGGCTCCTTCGGTGGCCTGTTGACCGTGCCTAGCCTGACTCTATCTGGCAGCGGCGGCCTGATTACATTTCCCGATGGTACGACACAGGCGACTGCGGCCAACGCAGCAAACAACGTCTTCGCAGCAGGCAGCAATGGCACGGCTGTGGCCCCTGCTTTTACATTCAGCAGCCAGACAGACACCGGGCAATATCTGGCGACGGCGTCAAGCAGCGCGGCGGTCCTAGGATTTAGTGTCAACGCGACACAGGCCCTAGCGCTCAGCAAAACAGGCGCCACCATCCCCGGCACGCTAACCGTCGGAGGCGCTACCAATTTTGGCGCCACAACGCTCAGTAGCCTCAACGTCACAGGCAACGCCCAAGTACAGGGCACAACTACGCTCGCCGCGCTTAGCGTCACATCGCTGACCAACAGCGGCACGACCACGTCCTTGGGCCACACTGTCAGCTCAAATGGTAGCGCTGCCGCGCCAAGCTATTCGTTTGTCGCGCAGCCTGACACGGGCATGTATCTGCCGACAGCGTCGGCTACAGCTGCTGTGCTCGGGTTTAGTGCCAACGGGATACTGGCGCTTAATGTCATCAAGGGCGGCATCACCGTGCCTGGCACCTTAGGCGTCAGCGGCGCAAGCACGTTAGCGGCCATCTCCGGCACGACGCTTGCGCTTTCGAGCAACGAGACGATTGCTGGCACATCAACCATCACAGGGTTGCTCACAGCGTCAGGAAACATATCTACGCCGCTTATTGCAACCACGCAGGTGCCGAGTAGCAAAAGCGTCAATGCAACCGGCTACAACGTGTCGAACGTAACTTTGCCGGGCACGTTCGGAGACGGCAACAACTACCCTGCATCCGGGCTGTCTTCAGATAGCCTGGGCAACATTTTAATTAACTACCAGGGCGTGCCGTTCATCCGCTCGAGCAACCCCGGCTACAGCTCTGCTACGGGAAATTCACCGAACACAGCTTTTGTCACCGCATTCTCCTCGGGCAGCTACACGTTTTCTGGCGGCGGCAATACGCTGCTGGCTCTAAGTAGCACAACGGCAAAATACGGTTTTAACGCCAATACTGTACCGTTTACGATGCAGGCGCTGTCCGGTAGCATTTTAGTGCTGCAAAACGGCGGCACCGCGCCGAACTATACGACGACGACGGTTGGTACAGTGAGCAGCGCTGGCCTCGCAACGTTTACCGGGATTTCGCTAACAACGTCTACGGGCCTGACATTTGCAGACAACACCGTTCAGACCACTGCTTTTAACGCGACGAGCGCCGGGCAGCTTAGTAAGTTTACCGCCACAAGCAACGGCACGACGGCGCTGCCTGCCTTTACGTTTTCAAACAACACGGACACGGGCGCTTATTTAAAAACGGCAAGTGCATCAGCCGCTGTGTTGAGTTTGAGCGTTAATGCATCTGATGCGCTGACGTTAAGCAAGACGGGCGCAAGCGTACCTGGTACGCTTACGGTGACAGGCGCGCTGACGGCGAGCGCGACTTTGACCGTCACGGGCAGTGCAAGTACGGGAGCATTAAGCGCAACAGGCCTCATCACCGCACCAAATATTACGCTTGGCACGAGTGGCAAATTAACGTTTGGCGACGGAACAAGCCTTACAACCGCAGCACTTGGTAGTTCACCTACCTATACGGCAAGCGGCGGCAGCCTTGCGACACCCGCCTTTTCCTTTACCGCGAATACGGATAGCGGGCTTTATCTTAAAACAAGCAGCACTTCGGCGGCAGTCACTTCGATGTCTGTTAATGGCACCGATTCGATGACCTGGTCGAAGACTGGTGTGACGATTCCCGGAGCTTTTGGCGCTACGGGAACCGCGACTTTCGCGGGGGCGGTAGTCGCCGCGTCTGCTACGATTAACGGAAATATTGTTGCCAGCGCCGGAGGTAGCGCCACCTCGCCGGTCATCAACCTAAGCGGCAGCAGCCCTGGTTCTGGTATTTGGTATAGCACCTCGACGCCGGTCGGCATCAATTTTACACTTGCGGGCACGACCCAGCTTTCGCTTCAATCCGGTATCGCATCATTTAACGGAAGCGTCCAAGGGCAGTATATTAGAGCAACGAACGGCAGCGCATCTTCGCCGGCAATCTCAAATCAAAGCGGCGGCAGTACGGGGATGTACTTTCCAACCGTAAACTCTTGGGCGTTAATTGCCGGCGCCTCTGGGTCTGGCGTTGTGCAGGTGCAGGGTACTGGCACTGCTCTTACGTTATCAACGCCCGTCACTGTGCAAAGCACTATGGCAACGCAGGGTACGGTCACATCATCGACCGCCGCAGGCACACCGAGCTTCGTTTCAACTCAGGGCTTCAAAGCAATTGTCGAGGGTAGTTACTGGCGCACCTCTTATGCGGCGAACGCCGTATGGACGGTTACGCGGACTCAATTTGATACAAACGCTGGCACATCAGCGGCGTCGGATTTGCATTTTGGCTGCACTTTTGCGGGTTCCGTGGTCGGACTTTGCTTGGTGCAATATGGCTCAAGCACTGGCACTAGCACCCTAAACGTCATCAAAAATGGTTCGAGTTCAAACCTCATTTCTTGGAGCCCAGGCACAAACAACACTGGCGTGCCCTACACAATTTCCTACGCGAAAGGCACCTATGCTTTTGCGGCCAATGATGTGTTGACCTTTACCACTTCAAACTCTGCAGCCGGCGAAATAAAAATAGAAATGTGGGCCTACATTGAAATGGGCGCATAGCCATGCGTGACGACGGCTCATTGGCGCAAAAAGCAGCGCATCGTCTGGCATCAATAGCGGCAGATGCTCAATCGCAAGGTGCCCATCTGCTCAAGGCAAAAGGATTGGCCGGCGCAGACAAATCCGTCTTGACCGCTTTTGATTCACCCGTGCTGGAGCATTTGCGCCAGTGCAATATGGCCGCCTACGAAAAGATGATAGGCGACATCAACGCCGACATCGACAGAGTGCTCAAGCAAAGCTAAGACCACCGAGGGCACCCGATGCTTTTGACCGCTAAGCAGCTTCAGGAAATCCGCCAAATCATCCTGGACCGTCACAATGCCTTCGCCGTCAGCCAGTATGGCCCGCAGGCCGTGGCGCCACAAATCCTACAGGCGCTCAAAGACAAGGGCCTAGTTGACGTCGACATCAGCACGCTGCAGGACGCCTACGTGTACGGGCGCATTGTGCAAATTCTCGGACAGTCTGCGGCAGACAAGATGACCTACCCGCAGTTCAAAGCGTACGTCAAAACCAATCCGCAACCGCTGACATCCGCCGAACAGCACGCCGTGACGCTAGCATCCCAGCAGGCGGGCGCTTTGTGCCAGGGCCTTGGCAACAAGCTTGATAAGGCCACCGGGCAAATTCTTATTGAGGCGGACGCAGAGTTGCGGCGCAAGTTTGAGGCGGTCATCCGGGATAAGACTGCGCAAAACATCGCCAAGCGCCAGAGCATCAAACAGCTCAAAAGCGATTTGGGCCACGCCACGGGCGATTGGACGCGCGACCTTAATCGGATTGCAGTGACAGAGACGCAGACCGCCATGCAGCTGGGGCAGGCTCGGGCCATATCTGAGCAAAATGGGCCAGATGCCCTGGTCGCTAAGCGAAGTGCACCACACTGCTGTGACCCATGCTCGGCCATCTACACGGGGCCAGACGGTGCACCGCGTATCTTCAAGCTATCTGCCTTGCAGGCCACGGGCACCAATCAGGGCCGCAAGGCGAACGAGTATATGGCGACGGCGGGCCCGCTACATCCGAACTGCGTTCCGCCCGGCACGATGATTACCACGAGCCTTGGGCCAAGGGCCATCGAGCACGTCTATCCTGGCGACTACGTATGGACACACAAGCAGCGCCTGCGCAAGGTGACGCACGTATGGTGCCAGGCGTATAGAGGTGAGCTGTGCGAAATAGACTCCGGATGGATGACCCTGCGTGTCACACCCAATCACCTGCTCTACAATGGCCGTAGCTGGCGGGCTGCGGGCGAGTTTAAGGCGGGCGAGCACGTCGTGCGCGACACCAGCCGCCCTTCGGTCAAAGACGACCCGCACCTGGGCAGTAAATACGAAGACTACGTGCAGGTGCTACACGGCCAGGGGCCAGACAGCCCCTTTGTAGCGCTTGTACTGGGCGACGGCGTCTTTATGCACGAAGGCTTTGTCTACCACCGGGACAGGCTTAGTGACGGCCCGTGCGTGCCCTCACTAAGTGGCAGGCTGCGATTTGCGCGGGCATCTACGCCGTCCATCGCTGGCGGCGATACGCTTGTCCTGGGGGATGCTCAGTGGATTGATGATGCCTGCGAGCGTCTCATCTTCAGGCGCGTAGGCGTTCATATGGCGCAGCAACTGCGCAGCCGATGCGCCCCTGGGCCGTTTGCCCGCCTGGAGAAAAATTGGTCGCAGTCGATTGCGGCTGACGCCGAGGTCGCGGGCGATAGCGTACAGCGAGAGGCCGTCGTCGAAATGCATGCGCAGGACCAAATCGGCTTTGAGCGGCTTGTGGCCGGCACGCAACACGCGGTCGCCCTGGACGCGCGGGCGGCTGGATGCAGCCAAGGCTCGGCCCACGACATGACGGCTAACGCCGAGCATCTTGGCAATCGCGACAATGGGCATGCCTCTGTCATGAAACAGTCCCGCGACCGTCTCTGGGTGCAGGTTAAGGCCGTTGCGCCGACGCGCTACAAGTCCCGCCCGACGCACGGCGAGGCGCAAGATGGCGCTTGTGACGCCCAACGTGGCCGCTATCTGGTCGAGGGATTGGTTGTCGTAGAAATGAAGGCGCATCACGGCGTCTATGTCGATTTGGCCTGCAACCCTGGCCCCAAAAGTATCCCCATTGCCCATGGCAAGGATGTCGCGCAGGCCGCTGTAATAAGCAAGGTGGCGCGCAAGCCGTACTGCGGCATGGTGTATAATCTTACGGTTGAGGAAGATGAGAGCTATGTGGCGGAGACGTTTGTCACGCATAACTGCCGATGCATCCTGGTCGCAATACCCAAAGGAGCAGGCTTTAACGACAAGAATCAGATGAGCATGATTGGCACGCGGGGCATCCTAACGAACCCGAAAACCCTCGAGGCAGAGATGGCGCACAAAAGCATGATGTACAAGGCCATGGAGCAAGGCATCAGCGAGGTTAGTGCTTTTGGGCTGCCTGTCGATGTCGCCAAGTGGGCGCAGCAAAGTGAACAGGGCAGATGGATTGCATCAGGCAGCGTGCCTCACCCTGCATTGCATCTTAACACGCTCATAGGGCCTGATGGCACGGCGGGCGAGGTGTATATCGTGCACGGCGCACAGAGCCCGGACCTTGCGGCTATGGGATTTGCAAAGCCACTTGATGCGGCCCTGGCTTATCAAAGTTGCTACCCAGCTGGCGGCATCGAGAGCATGGACGCCATCGGTTTAAGCGCATTCCAGGACTACTTGCATGGCCAAGAGCGCAGCGCACTACACGCGCAACGGGCGGATGTGCAGCACGAGAAACTAGTGCTCAGCCGCAACCCCGCCGTGGATGACAGCGTGCGTTTCCGGCCCAACGTCCCTAAGAGACGCCAGGATATCGGGGGCATCACTGAAGCATTCAAGGACCCTGGTGTCTTTGACCAAAGTACGCCGTTGCGTTTTGACAAAGACGCCAACGACATCTACCGCAACACGCCGCAGATGCCGCCGCGCAAGTTAGATGTGACGACGGCGGTTATTCCCGCCAAAGACCTCAAGCTGATTATTAAGCGTAATAAAAAGCGCATCAAAGACCGCGAGGATGCAAACGACGCGGCGGCCAAGCTTGCCAAAGTGGGCGCGGATAACGCGGCTGCTTTTTATGGTCTAGGTGATAAGCGCGACGACGCAAACAAGCCCGCTGACGCGCAGGTGGCCGAAATACTTGAAACCAAAGCCAAGCCAAAACGCGAGCCAGTCACATGAAGTGCCCCCATTGCAGAGAAAAGCTGCTACAGAAGAGCGGCTCACAGACGCGGATACGGACCGACGGGCCGGTCATCTTTGACGGTGAGCGCTGCCAAAGCCGTTGCTATTGGTGTAAGGCAGATGTGACGCTGCCGCTACAGCTGTCTGACCAGGTGCCGCTTGCGCCCACCCATAGCCACGTTATCCGCATAAAGCGATAGATGTCCGTCTTGGACAATGCCCTAATTAAATAGTTTTTATCTTAAGCCGATTAGCAGGTTATTTGACAAGCACCGTCAATCTCGCATCCTTTAGAGGTGTATTGGCGTAGGCCCGTGATGGTGATGACACCACGTTGGGGCGTTTAGGTAGTGGCATTGTTGCGCAGTCTTGCGCGAGGCAGCCCAAACCTGACGCCCTTTTTTCGTTTCAAGCAACGGAGAACAACGTGCAACAGGTCAACCATAGCCTTACAGACACCGTGCCCAGCGCGCCCGCAGACAAGACTGCGTTCGACTTCGCGCTGCCGATGCATGTGTTTGAAAAGGCGGATGCGCCAGAGGGCCAGAAGCGCCGCTTTGGCGGCATTTGCTCAACAGACAATATTGACCGTCAGGGTGAGCGTATCTTGCAGGATGGCCTCGACTGGGGTGATTTCTTTGAGCACGGCTGGTTCAACGACAACCACTCGCAAAAAACTGCGGATGTTCTAGGCTACGGCGATAAAAACTCGCTCGTGCAATTTAAGGCCGGCGATTTGCTACCAAACGGTAGCCTGGCGACGTGCAACGGGACGTGGGTTGAAGGTTACCTGCTCAATCGCCCGGCGTGTGACCAGATTTGGGACCTTGCGCAGTCGTTGCAGGGCACTGGGCGCAATCTTGGGTTTTCTGTTGAGGGGAACATTATTAAGCGTACAGGTTTAGGCAATAAAACAATCGCTAAAGCAAAAATTAGAAACGTTGCCCTTACAAATGCGCCTGTTAACACAGATGCCCGCCTGGAAGTATTAGCACGTTCGCTTGCTGCTGTAGAAGCCGAAGCCCGCGAAGAAGAAACAGTCAAAGCCATGGGCGGCGAAGGCCCACCCGTGCCGCTCGCCAACGCCACAGGCACAGGCATGACCGCTGGCCGTATCATCGCGAAAGAAGCGCTCGAGGCAGACCTGCACAACAATGCTGGCGGCGAAATACTGCGCCGCAAGGGCAAAAAGAAAAAGCAGAGCGTCAAGACGCTCAAACGCAGTGAGGCTATTGCCTACGTGCAGTCGCGCGCGCCAGGGCTCAGCACCCGCTCTGCTGCCCGAATTGTTGACAGCACAAAGTCGCAAGTCAGCAAGTCGCTACAAACAAAAGACGCCGTCTCCTACCTCCAGGCCCGCGTGAAGGGCCTATCCAAAGCAGACGCCACCCGACTGCTCACCCACTCGAAAGCCCTGCAAACAGCAGGTCTTATTTAACCTAAACCAGGAAAGGCCCCACCCATGGCGGCAAAAACAAAAGAGTTGGCCGAAGACGAGATGATGAAGGCTCGTTCCAAAGCCAAACTTAAAAAAGACGATGATGACGAAGACGACGGCGAAGACATGGCGTGCAGCGACGGCGGCAAAGACGATGCCGACGCCGATGATGACAAAGGCTCTAAGGGCAAAAAGAAGGGCAAGAAATTGCCGTGGATGAAATCGAAGAAGAAGGCCAGCAAAGCGGCTGACGACGACGAGGACATGGACGAGGACGAGGACGACGACGGAGACGACGACATGGACAAATCAGAGCGCTACTCTGTAGCCAGCCTAGATAAGTCGCTGCAGTATCTGCGTGACAAGTACGAGACTGAAGACGACGACAGCCGCCGCGACGTGCTGTTCGCCAAGGCGCACTCGGGCGCCAAGATGTCTAAGAGTGAGCGCACAGAGTTGCTCGGTCTGATTGACGGCACCACCGCAGCTGAGCCGGTAGAGTCGCTTGCTAAGTCGGCAACCGATGCGTTCACCGATGAAGTCGGCGACACCGTTGAAATATCTGATTTCCTAACGAGCCACCACGAAGGTCTGAAGAAATCCTTGGGCATGGTCGGTGAAGAAGTCGACGGCCTTAAGAAAAGCATGCACGAGCATAATCTCTACCAGGCAAAAGTCTTGGTCGAGATGGGCGAACTCATCAAATCTCTGGTCGAAAACCGCGCCATTGAGATGGAGCAGCCTGCTCGTGCACCCAAGGCCCGCGGAGCTGTTGCTAAGCTTGAGAAAAGCTTTGGTGGACAACCGCAGCAAGAGCACGTCAGCCCGCAGCTCATCAAAAGCGCGCTGAATGACCTAGCGCAGCTCAGCCACAAGGAAGGTCGCGATGGCATGAGTAAGAGCGGCTACGACTTCGCACTGGCCATGGCCATGTACGAGAGCGCTCGCGAGCTACCTGTCCAGGTCGCCCAAGAGGTCAAAAGCTACCTGCGTTCGCAAAACGAAGCTGGCTAAAAAACACAACCCACCTGCCACACAACACCCGAGGCGACTCGGATAAGGAAAACACATGTCGATTTACACACATCAGATGATTGGCAACATGGCGGCAGCACCTAGTGCTGAAGCCGTTGCTGAATTTCAGAGGTCTAACGCGTTATCCAAAGCCGATACCGGCGGCTACAACGTTTACAACCCCAACGTTGCGACGCCCGGCGATATGTCTCCGATTCGTACTGAGTCACTTGAGGAGACCCTCAAGGTCAACACCTACAAAGCCAAAGACATTAAGCTTTGGCCTTTGCTGCCCAAGATGCCTACGTTCTCAGCTGTTGACCAGCACGCTGAGATTTCTAGCTACAGCCAAAACCCTGAGGGAGGTTTCTTCGCAGAAGGTGGGGCTCCCGCACCCGACGACGAGACCTATATCCGCCGAATTGATGCCGTTAAGTTCATCGGTATTCAGAAGGGCGTAACGCATCAGCTTAGCTTGCAGCGCACGCTGACCAGCGAGCCGATCGCATTGGCTACCCTGGCCGGCACAATGGCTATGTTGCGTCGCTTGGAGATGGCAGCGTTGACGTCTGACTCACGTTTGTCTGCTTTACAGACCGACGGCTTCAAGACTCAAATCGAGATGAAATCCAACGCCGAGAACATCATTGACTGCCGCGGTGGCCCCGTGACGCAAGATATGCTGATTAACGCTGCCACGGTCGTGCACTCGGCGCCCAACTACGGACAAATTACCGACTTCATGTTTGGTACACGTGTTCGTTCAGATATTCAGCGTGCCTTCATCCCGGTACAGCGCGTTGACCCGTATGCACGCAGCAGTGATGGCATCGTCAGCCAAGTTGTGAAAGGGATTGAGATTGAAGGCGGCATTGCCAACCTCCATGGTAATCCTTTCATGGACGATGGCGGACTAATGCCGCTCACGCAGGTCGGTTCGTCACAGGGAATACCGCTGGCACCTGTCATCAGCACACAAGCGACAACGCCTGCGCAAGCAAACAGTCTTTTTGCAGGAAGCGATGCCGGCAATTACTATGTGTGGGTCATTGCATGCAACTCTGCCGGCAAATCTGCTCCTGTGCAGGTCAGCACGAGCGCTATTGCGTTGACGGCTGGTCAGGTAATCCAGTTCGGCGTGACGCCTGCACCAGGGTCGAACCCAGTAGAGTGGTATGAAATTTACAGGACACCTAAGAATGGTGCTATCGGATCACAACGGCGCACCATACGGGTGCCGAACAGCAACCCGGCGAACGGTATACCTATGATCAGCGAAAACACTATCGTTGATTATAATAAAACGATACCTGGAACTGGATATGGGTTCGCACTAACTATGACGCCTGAATCTATAGGTGCAAAATTATTGTGTCCACTCTTGAGAGTGCCTCTTCCTATTGCGGGCACAACATTACCATTCTTGCTCCTGTCATATCTATGCTTTAAATTATACGCGCCCAACAGAAACGTATTATTTTGTAACGTAGGGTCCCTTCCAGCACAGGCGTACAACAACGGATAATAAGTTTATTTAGCACAAAAACAGCAGATAAGCATCGCACCATCCGGTGCTTATCTACTGTTTGGATTTACTTAGGCGTAGACATACGCCTCTTTCTCGGTCCATCTATGCACGCGTTGATTACCGCTCTGCTTAACTTCGTTTGACGATGTATAGATGCCTTCGTCACGCCCTTGGCGTACAAGTCCAGCACCATCCGTTGATTTTTTCTTACAAGCTGTCCTGTGGCCTTTCTTGGATAAAGACGGTTGATTTCATAATGTTCACGCCATGTATCAATTGTTGCCGCATCCGTGCGTCCTTCGACCTCCATGTGGCAGCTTTTGCAAAAACACACGAGGTTGGATAACGCATTCGCATCTTCAAAATTGCGTTCCTTTGCGAAGTATTTGAAAGGCCGTATGTGGTGAACGTCCACCTTATTTAACCCTACCTTCTTATTACAAAGCTGACAAATTCCCTTGTCTCGTTGAGCCGCAGCAAATCGTTGCATAATCCAATTGTCACCACGGTATTTGCCGATCCCGACCCATCGGTGATGAAGAGGTCCGAACTGTTTTTTTGCCCAAGCTGTGTAACATTTGCGATTGTGAAATTTGCTTTTTTCACCTGGGTGCAAGCTTTTCGGCTCATCATACACCACCCCGCAGCCGTGGCAAGTAAGCTTGTTCGGCTCTATATAGCGTCCGCTCAAAGGCCCCTTCAGCGTCTTAAGATACTCATGCTGACACTTCTCATCACAGTAGACGCGCTCCTTGCCCTTGATGTCATACGGCTTGCGCATGCGCACTGTTCCGCAGTGGTGACAAGCGCACGCCACCTCGCCGACCCACTTGGGGCTATCTTTCCCCGTCTTGGGGGAAAGGTTGCGCTCTATCTTCAAGTTGTGATGCTTCAGGCATGCCACTAATGCGCCCTTGGTAATGCCGAGTTCATCACATATCGTTTTGCCCGATTTTTTATCCGCCACCATAGCTGCTACTTTATCAGCGGTTGCCACAGCTCCGTCAGTCAGCATGAAGCTGTTAGCCGGAACTTGTTTCACTTTGCCTGACTTCTGAAACGCCCTGCGGCAAACGTTATCGCAGCATGGGTTGGCTCGCCCTTCAACAAAGACGCGCGGACGTTCGTTCTCTTTGCCGCAGTGCGCGCAATTAAACTTTACCGGCGGCTGGTATCGCGGATGATTAACGCCAGAATGTTCGCGCGTCTTATATGCTGCAAAGCACTTTTTCTGTTTGCACACAAAGGTTCCGCCTGCGTCAATTACAGATGCGCGTTCAATGATTGGCCATGCGCAGATGGTGCAAGCGGTCATCTTTGCGCTCTTGTGCTTATATCGTACCAGAGGCCGTCTCTTACTGTTGTCCATAGCGTGCTCCTATGACTGCTATAAATGATACCGCGCCATGCGGAGACCGCAAAAATTTTATGCAGTGCAATGTGGCGCAGCGTATGTATGCCCTATTCTTCTTTTGAATTAGGTAGCAACACATGGATGACACCAACATCGTCGCTGGTGTTCTCGTCTGCTCTTTGCGCAAATTCCCATAATTTCTCTGCAAGCTGTTCAGCCTCTGCACGCGTCATCTGTACAGGAAATCGATAGTCCCAATGCTGAGGCCCTGAGTCAAAATCCGGGTCCTGTGTCGTAAACACTAAGGTGAGACGATCTAAATGAGGGACGTAAACCATGTCAGCAAATACGGGCAGAGTTCCTTCAGCTAATTTCATATCAAACTCCTAAGTTTGTAGCGTTGTTACAATAAGCAAAAATGAATACACGAAACACCATATATCGTCTAGACAAAATCATCTAAAACAGGTAGCGGTTTTCAAAGCTGCAGAGCTTAAAGTATTTACCCTGGTTGCAGGTTTGTCATATGTATTAAACCTGCTCCCGCAAAACCCGCACCAGCTCCGTCACCTCAACAAGCTGCTCCGCGAAAAACGCCTGCTGCTCGTCGCTGTCACTTGCCCTTGCCAGCCGCTCCACCAACTCGCCGCGGATATCCTGCACCCACTCCGCCATCTGTTTGCGGTCATCTGCGGTGCAAAGTGCTAACTGCGATTCAATGTTTTTGGTAAAACCTGACATGGGGTGCTCCTGCTACTGCGAGGCGATGCTGCCTGCCACACATTAAGGATACCCGGGCCAGCGTCCATGCGCCTGTAAATCAGCTGCCCCGCAGCAAGATTGGTGTCCAGGCGTACGCGTGTGTACGCTATGTTACATGCCTCCTCTATTCTCCCTAGAAGACGAAAACACGCTCATCACGGCCACACGCACCAAGACCCAGGGGCAGCCAGCTCTGCGGTTCTTTGCTCAGGGCGACTTCGACCGCGACTCAACCGGCGTGGAGTTTGTGGTCAATGTCAAAGACGCCTATGCCATGGCCCAGGATATCGCCAAGACGCTCGGCGAGAGCTACGACGCTGACGAGGTAGTTGTTCTGCGCCTAAACGACGACATCACAACCGGTGAGGTAGACATAGAGGTTACCCGCGCCATGGCGGCAGACCTGTCGCGGCAGCTGTTGCAGAGGCTGGGGAATTAGCGCCCCGGATAGACGATTTCTCCATCTTCATCAATGGCCGTGAGCCGTCCCCAATGCATGACATCGACTTCAATATCATCTTCAGATACGCGCCAGAAAGCCATGACGTTTGGCTCTGCCTGCCGCAACGAGCAGCGATACAGCACTATGCCGCGCCGTTGCCTGGCCACGCGGGGTAGCTGCTCGAAGTCCGGCCATCGACTGAGCTGCGGCCCGTATTTTTCTAGCTCATCAAGAAACTCCTGCAAGATGTAACGGTCTAAATTAGAGGCCGCTGCCAGATATTTTCCTAGGCCGCGCTTGATGCGGACGTTGTAGCTGCCAGCCGTCACTTAGCGGCTTTCTTGCTACTTCGCGTTTTAATGCCAGTCACAAACACTTCGTCTTTACCCATCTTCTTTAAATCAACGCCAAGCTCGAGTGCCCGCAGCAGTCTTAGCTTGTGTGTGTTGAGGGGGTAATTCTGCAGCTCCCAGCGGTAAATCTCTTCCGGGGTAGTGCACGCAGCAAGGGTGGAGAAATCAGGGAACGACGCCCCGTTTTTGTACATCTCAACGGCTGAGCGTTCCATTCTCGCGGTCGGAAATTGTCCTTTAATCCGCTCTTCAAATTGAGACACCTCGCGTGGTCCCCGATGAGGTCTCTGCCTGGTAGAGGATGACATAACACTGCCTTTCGGTAATCAACCTATATGGGGATGCAGCATCAGGCCGACGTGCACATCCTCATCCACATCTGGCCAGCACACAGCGACGCCGCCGCCCTGCAACCTGTAGTTGGCTCGTTGCGCATCAGTGGCCGTGACAAGGCGTGGCGTCCAGGCCAGGGGCTGAGAAATTATGCGCCCGTCAATTAACTCAATGGCGAGTACCTTGTCTGTCACTGTGACGGTTTTCGCTTTTGGATTATATCTGCTGCTCTTCATTGTGTTTGTTCCACGCTTTCTTTAGCTCTTCGATGTTGATTTTTATGAGCTTCAGTGCTTTTTTCTCGTGTCGTTTCTTCATATCCGCCCCCTTGAGCACCTTCAACGAGACTAGAGCAACTCGTGCTTGGCGCCCTGGCACATACACGTGTACATGCGCCGGCGGGTGGTCGTCTGGGTAGACATAAAACTCAAAACCGTCAATATCGTCGATGGCTCTTAGCATGCTAGACATACCCGGCAGACCCAATTATGGCTAGGGCAAATGAACAAAAGACAAAGAAAAAAGGCCGCCAAGGCGGGCAGATGTGTGTGGACGGGGTGGCATGTGCGCGTTGACATCGATTCAGCAGGAAAGGTGGTAGGGCGCGCCAGATATCGCTTTAACGCGAAATACCTAGCTCGCCCGGCTGTGGGTTATAACCCTACCTGTCAGCAATCGGCGTTAGGTCAGC